TCAAATTCTCCAGCGTCAAGGTAGATAAAACCCTCCCAAAGTGCGCGGTCAAAGTCCGAATTTTCAACAACCGCGTCACCATCAGAAAACAATTCTGCCAACACAATGTCGCCAGCAGCGAAGCCACAATCAGCTAAAGTGTCTGTCTGGCAGTCGTTAGCTGTGTGGGCATTTAAGATCTTGATTTTTACCTTTTGCATTTCCATTCTCCGTTGCGTTTCATTGGGGCTACTATAGCGCAGCCCCACCAGAGAGTTTTAGCTTTTCGTGCCATCGTTCACGATAGCCGCCAGGATTTTACCCAGCGCCTCATCGCTATATGCGCCCATCTTCTTATAGTGGATCGCGTCCTCAATGGCCCCGCCTTTGCGATGCTTCTCACCGAAGTAGCCAGCAGCAAGGATTTCAGCCCAGATGACGATATTTGCACCATCAGGGCAGCGGAGTACGTTACGCAACTCCATCAGTACTTCATCTGAAGTTAATTGATCACCTCGCTCACTTAATGGAGATCTGTGAACAGGATCTAAAAAGTAACTCACTGTCCCATCCTCATTTTGCTGCTTGATAAGTCCGTTTTCTGTTTGTTCACAACAACCAATTTCAAATCCCGCGCCAGTGATAGCTACAGGCTTGAAAAGGGAATCAGCAATAATTTTTTCAACAGATTCTTTTAATTGCTTGTCAAGCACTGGCTTTGCAATGTTGGCGTCCATCTGCATTGTAGCGCCGATGGTGTATCCGGGCAAAACAACCAATTCATACAGGGTTGAGATTGACTTATCACCGCTTTTCATCGTGGCTGGCATCCAGATTCTTTTAAAATCATTTGATAGATCAGTTTCAATCAGAAGCTCAATCGGGAATTCATGTCCATCCCGCGTGTTGATGCAGCTTTTGACTGCATAGCTCTTTCCTTTAGTGTGCTGGTTATCTGTTTTTCCAAGGAAGGTTACGCACATATTTTCAGTTTTCATTTTGAATCTCTCTTTGTTGGGTGAGTGGTTAATATAGCCGATCTGAATGACCGGCTTTTAGCAATTAGTGCTTACCAGCTGCTTAATTCTTCATAGGCGAGTTCATCAAAGAACTCCTGATTAATTTCATGATCTGGAGTGCCGATCATGAATGAATGGCGATCAAGTGAGCCATCTTCGGTAAAGTAAGGTGAAGCCATCTGTCGCGCCCACTCATTGATGTTGTGGATAGAATGTTTATAACCACGTTTACGATTGATAGTAAAGCAACTTGCCCGCTTTTTGGTGTCGCACCATCCGTAGCTATAACCCAGCTTAACGAAAGCCCGGATAAGCATGTGTCGGAAACGCATAGATTTCTTTTGGGCGCGGTGGTTGTCGTATGATGATTCGACATTAAAAACCACCAGCTCGGAGAATAACCGGCGACCTACGTGGCTATTTATCTTCGCATCAATGTTGCCAACTAGAAATTCAACGCCGTCATCATTTTCAGCCAGACCATAAACCGGATCGCCCTCTTTGTGATTGAAGAAAGAAGTAAATCCGTGATGAATTTTGGGGCTTGTACTTACGCAATAAAGGTCATATCGCTGGTTGGCGGTAAAACCTTCTGAATTCTGAGGTGCGATAAAACTAGCCTCCGTCACGATAATCTTATCGCCTTGAGGAATAAATCGTTTCATTTTTACATCCTTTGGTTGTGTTGTTGATGGTTAGATTATGCATGTTTTGTATTTCGGGCGTTTAGCAATTAGTGCTATAATTCACGCTCTTTATAGAGGAGTAATACCAATGAAAGGTAACAGATTTGGGATCTTGAATCCATACATGTTCGGCCTGCGCCCCGCCTCTGGTGGCGGCCTGCAGAATCCCATCATTGATTTTATGTCAGCATCACTCGATCCGCGAGTTGTGCTATCCGCCCCGGCGCATGCGTATCTTGCTCAGGATGGGCGACTTAAGCAATCGGCAGCTAACCAGTGGCCTTTAGAGTTCCGTAACGGAGTTGCGGTTGGGCGGCACGAGCCAGAGAGGGCGACTCAGAACTACCTTCTCGATCCCCATTTCAGCAAGACGACAGGGACGGCAATTGCTGACCAGTGGACGCTTGTTGGTGGAGGTCTTGGCGGCCTGGACCAAATTGGAGGTATAGATGGAGGCCCATCTATATTGACGGTTCGGAACTACAGCAAGGGCGGTGTTTATGATGGGAGCGCGTGGCTGCTGCCGGACTCAACCCCCTGGAATGTTCAGGCGCTTACGGGTGGATGGGAAAGGATTTCCATGATGGGTTCAATTCCAGCAAACAAACCGATAGCTCAGGGTCGATTCTATACGGCTCGCCAGGATTCGGCAAACTATGTCTACTACTCTGGCATGTTCCCATCTGGCAATGTGACGTTTTCAAGTATCAGGTTGCCATTCACCTCAAGCAACGACCAGTACCGTCATAGCCTGGCGCAGATTGAGATCGGGAGCAACGCAACCTCGCCGGTTTACGGTTCGCGAGTGGCAATGTCTGCATACATTGACGAGCCGCTGGCAGCCTCAGCTCTGGTTGAGTTCAGCGATGGCAGTACAGCAAGTTTGCAGGCGAGAGACGGACACATTACAATCCCCGTCACGAGCCTTGACTGGTCAAAGCGCTTTATCACAAAAATCACAATGGAGTAAATCAAAATGGCTACACTAAAAACGAATCTGGCCCCGGACGCATGGTTTAAATTTGCTGACGGCTCTGGGGTTGTTACCGCTCAGGCCAAGGATGGTTACGCTCGCGTCCACATCGGTTCATCCGCCCCGGAAATTGGTGATCCTGAATTCACTTTCAAGCAGGGTGAAATCATTGGCCCAATCTCTCCAACCACCAGCGCCTGGGTGCGCGGCTCCGGTGAGTTTGTTTACGCATCTGTTCCAGCCCAATAAACGACAAAGCCTCCGCAATGGAGGCTTTTTTATTAGCGCTTGTGATTTCTGGCTGTTTTAAGGTCTGTTGCACCAGCAAATGTCTTTGCCATCTGTCGATGCATTCGACGCACAACCCGCTTATCCTGCAGCTTATACCAATCCGAATTACGTCGCGTGTCGCGAACTTCAAGAGGAGATGGCTTATCACAGAACCAAAGGCCAGGTATTCCAGGAGTGTAATAGTAATGCTTATTCTTATCACGCAACACGCTGAAAGGCATATTGAAGTGACTAAGCGTCCAGGTCGGCTCCCAACCCTCCGGCTTGTCAGTTACCAGATAGGCAAGGTATGTTTTTCCGACACGGAAGCTGGCGCGAACCTGCTCTCCCAGCTCTTCCGGCATGTCGTATCTAGTTGGCGCTATAACGCAACGCAGATTTAATGGTTTCATTTCATAAACCCCGCAACCAGAAGGATGATTGATGCAACTGCAACTACGCCGATCTCAATCCACATGTCACGACGCTTTGCCTTTTCATAATCGGACAGCTCAGGTTTAACTGGCACCAGGTTAACGATAGGATCGCCAAACTTGCCACCGATGGAGAATCTGTTACCGCTTCTATTGGCAAAGAATGTCCAGTTACCCACCCCGGAGATTATGTACTTATTGTCCAGCCATTGAGGATTGTTTGCCTCGACAACATCACCCTTTTTGAATGATGGATGCTCAGATTTAGTCACTTTCAATTTCATTGCGTTTTTCGCCTTAATTTAAGGCACCTCAAAGACATTCTAAGAGGTGCATATTTTGCCTTGGTGATTTATCGCCTTATCGGATTACGTCGAGCGTAGCAGGCATTGCGCCAACATCTCGCGATGATTTGAGGTTGTTCCAAGCTGTGAATGGATTGATCTCAACCTCCTCCCAACTCACCTCTCCGTCACCATCATACATCGGGTTGAACCAGATGAGGCTGTCCGCCCAGAAACCCCAACCCAACATCTTTCGCATGACTCGACCCGGCACGTGAGCGTGATGAGTGAGAATATCGCAAATTTCAGCCTGAACCACGATGGGGTAATTCAGGTTGGTTATCGCTGAGTCACTGTAAATGCTTGGACCCAGGAGGCGAATGAATGCTTTGCGTTTTGGCATTGGTTAATCTCCATTTGTTTGCGTTGATAGAATAATACCCGCACGGCGGCGGGCATGTTTTGCAAAAAGTGCTATAGCTTTATTTCCCAATACTGAATGAAATCCTGGACAGCAGGGCATTCTCTCGGATGCTCCTGACCTTTGAGAACTTCGCAACCACCGTTTAGCAGGTGGCATGACTGGCAGTGCTCGCCACCAATGGCAGACTCAACTACTGACATGCCGCTGCAAGCTCCGCCACCAAATCTGTGAGGGAACTCGTAAGCCTGGCATGTGCATGTTACCTGGTGGCGACGCATGATTATTCTCCAGTGTATTTCAGGTATGGGTCATCTAAGTTAATCCACATCTTGTCACCAACATCAGGCGAGGAGTGCCACTCCATCTTTTCCTGAACAACAACAATCGCAGCCCCTGACATTAATCCCGTAATTAAAACCGGCACGCCGTCATATTGCATTGACTGGTCCATTCTGAAATGAATTCCAGCTGATGAAAGCTGATCTGTTAAAATCACCCCACCCTCATCACGAACAAACATAAATGGAATTGATTCAACCTGAATATAAAGGTTGTAGGTTTTGTCATCCTGCATTGAGCCGGATTCCATAGTCTGAGTTGTAAGTGTTCCGATTTTCATTTTGACTCCTCAATGTTGCGCAGAATCTCAGCGCGTTGAACCCTTGCAGAGTCCCTGAAAGCCAGCCATGTATAGAGTGTTAACTCTTCCCAATCTTCATCAGAGAACATTGGTCGCTGTAGAGTGCTTAACCACTCAATATGCTTATCTGCTAGTGCTGATTCATCCGGCACCAGCTCAGCCAGGCTGACGGCGGGCGCGGGGCGGGTGAATAGTTCATCACCGTCTTTCATTTCTGACACCACAAGATCAGGGCGCATATTAACTGTCGCAACATTACGGTGAGTGTTCCAATCCATAGCGATGCTGACAGTTCCAACCGGCTTCTGCTTCACCAGCCCTGCCAGCTTCGACAAAGCCACACGCCGTTCGCGGTCACATTGCCCAAGCTGGCTGCTGAGGTTTTGCGACTCTCGATTCAGTCTTGAGCACTCAGCCTCTGCTGCTTCTGCTCGCTGCTCCAGCGCCCGGAATGCTTCGGAAATGGCGAGGATGTTTTCAGGCGATGCAGCCGCAATATAATTTGCCAACTGAATGTTGGCAGCACATCCGATAAAAGCCTCACCTGAATCATCCGGCCCCGCATCATTATCGACCGCGATTACTTCTTCATCGGCATTAAGAAACCATTGCTTGGAACTGATTTCTTTCGCCAGCTCAAATAATTCATTCAGCTCTTTCATTATTCCTGTACCTCATAGCCTGTTGCACGGATGGCCGCGATAAATGCGGCACGAAGCTCTTCCGCAGCGTGTGGTTTATAGTCGTCAAAAGATTGGCATTTAACCGGCTGCGCGGTGAGGGTGGCGAGTGCGATTCGAATTAACGATTCGCTTTTTGTACCAGCCATATAACTGCCGCTTTCATAGTTAGCCAAAACGCTTTCAGCAAACTTAATCAGCGCCTGCTTCTCTTCGCTTGTCATGATGGCTCTCCTGCGCGGAGTTGGTTTAATGCGACCATGCAATCACCAAAACTTTGCGCTCCAGATGCAACGAGTGCATGGATTGCCTCATCCAAAAAGCTCTCACGCACAGAGTTCAGGTGGGTGTCGGTGGCTGGGGTTTTGACTGCTCCGGCAGCTACAGATACAAGTGAGTCGAAGTCGCACACAACAGTCTCCCCGTCCAATTGCTCTGATGAGGCGATAACTTTAAGGCTACGCTTCATAGCAACATTCTCAGCCGCCAGCGCGTCACGCTGCTTCTCCATCGCACTGAATTCTTTGGCAATGGCGAGAATATTGTGTGGGCTGCAAAGTTCCAGGTAGTCACAAAGCCATGATGCATCATTTGAGTTGCTGCCAGTTGAAACTACAGTTTCACCGTGGCTATCGCAGATTATCTCGTGCGCTTGATTCCCGTATTTATCCTGAGAAAGTGCGCTGCTCCATTCGCTGCCGTGAGTGGCGGAAATTTCCGTTGCTTGCTCTAACAATTCATTCAGTTTTTGCATGGTCATTACTCCTGATTGGTTGAGATAAAATAATACCCGACATTAGCCGGGCACGTTTAACAATTCGTGCTATCGCTTGCCAATCTCTACCGAGAAGCGCCAGAAGCGGTAAGCTGTGAAGTGCGTTCGGCGGCAAACATTAAACAGCTTGTCACCATATTTATGCTTGAAGAACCCGATCCCAAACACCCCATAACCTTCAGCCTCGCTGAATGCGCTCTTGTTTGTCGTGCTCTTATCGACCAACCAGATTGACCATGCTTGCGGGATGTTTAGGATCTGGATTCGGTACTTGCGGCCCCGCTTGCTTTCGACAAAGGAATTAATCCATGCATCGAAACTGAAAAGCGCTTTCGCCGTGATAATCACTGTCGCCAGTATTGCCAGCAGAGAGGTGAGCAGCGTTACCATTGGTGGCGCTCCGCTACCCTCCAAGCTCCTGACAACCATCTTACCGACAAGCGCACCTGTCTGCATTGAGATCGCGCAGTTCAGGAGAAATTGAACCACATCCCAGAAACCGAAATTAACCTTGATTTTCATTTTACCGCTCCGTTTTTGATTGAGTGTTAATTATGCCTGATTACGTCAGGCGGCGTTTTGCAAAAAGTGCTATCGGGTCATTATCTTCTCAAGCCCCTCCCGCGCCTTATGGTACAGGAATGCATCCACCATGCGGCGTATCATCCAGGCTTTGTAGTGCGAGTCATGTTTCATACTTCGCCGTCCTTTCCTGCTTCCCACAACTGGAAGCCAACACCAAGAACCCATAGCGCATGCATTCTGCAACCGTCATACACAATGCTGCATCGGTTCCACATCATGCCGCGCTTGAATTTAGTTGATATGCCGAACCACCAACCGAAATCACCGCGATGCAGTTTAATCTTCATCGTCAATCACTCCTGTTCCTTCGCAGTCTTCACACTGCTCCTCAACCCAAAAGTCGCTTCCTTCCGAGTCTTGAGCCAGTTCTTGGTGGCAACCATAACCACCGCAAAAAGTGCATACAGTTTTCATCATTCCCCCAGCGGGTAAAAGTTGTCGTCGATTGGGAAGCATGCTGCCTTTGAGGTTATTAGTTCACGAAGCTCCCCCTTGAGTGTGCCGATGTAACGAGCAACGGTTCCGTTCATTGCACACCAATAGTCATTCTCCCACTCCATCTCCACCGAATCACCTTCCTTGCTGTCTCCATGGATAAGGCTTGCCGGGTTCAGTGCGTATGTGTACACCTTCCCGTCACTGTCCATTGCGATAAACTGTGCGCGATTGATGAAATGGTGGTTGACGTGGTTTCTGCTTTCAATACGAACATCTTTAGGTGTAACGCTGTCGCCATAATCATTTGCCGCATTGAAAAGCTCAAGTGCATTGGTGATCTGCTGCATGGTGAATTCTCTTTGCTTGTTTCAGTGGTGATTATGCCCCACTGAGCGGGGCGATGTTTTGCAATTCGTGCTATTCGACGCGGTAGTTGACTACGCCGCGAACATTGGAAAGCATGAACTTACCAGCAGATACAGCCTCAGCTTTGCTGTTGAATGTATCCTCCAGCTCATAATCACAGCCGAAGTGCTTAACGTAAAGTTTGAACATGATATACCCCTTGATTAGTTTTTACTGCCGATGAGTAGATAATACCCGAACCATCCGATCCGGGTTTTGCAATTCGTGCTATTAAGCGGCGTAGACGTCAACGAAATCGCCTACCAGATCCATAGTGAATGCGCTACCACCAACTGATGTGCAACAGTCGAGAGTAACCAGGTAGCAGAGGCTGTCTTTGTCGATGCTGGCAACCGGATAGAATTCTTTGGTGATGATGTTTTTAACGATATCGCCAACTTTCAGCTCTTTCGCTTTGGTGCGCACTCTTATTGATGCAACTGCCAGAATGTCACTTGATTTGTTTGATTTGGAAAGTGCGTTCAGTGCTGCAATTTTGAATGCTGTAGTCATTTTTTTATCTCTCTGGTTGGTGGCTGCTGTCTGCTGCCGATGAGTAGATAATACGGGAATCCTTTCCCGCGTGTTTAGCAAAAAGTGCTAACTGGAAGATTTTAGATAAAAGTAGTGGTCTTTGTTGTATTTAACCTGGCTTGCAACATAGTCAGCAATTCCTGGCTTATCCTCAACAGAGATAAAACCCCTGCCTTTAAGTCTGATATAAATGCGACCGTCATGGATGGCACTCATTGCGCTGTGTGCTCCGATTTTACGGATGCGGCAAAATACTGGTTTATTACTCATGATTGCCTCGATTTCATTGCGCATGATTTGCTGCAGAACTTACCCCACCCACGAGCCAGGTCAGCCGGGCGCACGTCTTTCTGATTAGTGCAACCTGGTGCGCCGCACGTAACCTTCACCATGCGCCCGCGTGGCTTTGAGGCCTGCTCGCGAATCTCAACCACGTTCTCAAGGATTTCCCCTGTCGTGGAGTCAATGTAGATTTTAGCCATGACTGGTCATCTCCCCCAGAGTTGCAGCCAGCGCCTCACGATATGCATCAGCACCAGCCTGGAATGCTTCCGCCTGCTTACCGGTCAGATGTGATGCGTCAACCTTCGCGCTCATCACTGCCTGAACCACCTTCACGATCACGTCACTCATATCGTTCGAGCTGTATCCATTGCGGGGCCGGATTGAAGCCTGACCACCTTCGACCAGGGTAATCATGTAATCCTCGCCGCGCTTTGTGACCTTGCAGAGATGGCCTGCATCCTTAAACGGCTTGTACGAGTTAATGGCATTGCGAAAATAGTGCTGAGGAGGGTTTTCCAGGCCCTCATATCGAATGCTAATCTGCTGTGCATTGAACTCAATCTTTTCGACTTCACCCGCCGCGAGCTTCATTGCTGCCTGCTGCAGGAAGTGTCTGAACGCTAACTTACTCTCACGCATGGATTTTTTCCTCTATTGTGCCAATGGTCTGTGATTTATTTGTCCCATTGTATCCGGGACAAACTTTTGGGTCAACATTTTTGTCCAAGGACAAATTTGAGCAAAAAACTCCTTATAAATCAGATGCCGACACCCCCAAAAATGCCTTGTCCCAAAAAGTGCCCCGGATTTTTCCACCCCCCTTATATATTTTGTGCGCGGAACAACCCGGAATTATCATTCAGATTTCTCCCCACAATATGCCACCCCTCATATTTCCGGGGCAGATAATGGGACAAATGGGACGAGTATATATACATATAATAATAATAATCTTTATTATCATATACTTAAGGGAGATATATTTGTCCCAATCGTGTCCCATTTCGCACTAAAAAGTGCCCCGGATTTTTTTCCGCACTTTTTGGGACAAGTTGGGACAAGCTCGCAAGTTACTACTTTATAAGGATAAATTTTCACGATTTGTCCCACTCTCAAAATTGCAGGAAAATGGGACAAATGGGACAAACTCACCAGCCTGGCATGATACTTTTGGCTGGGAATTATGGAAAAATTGTCCGGCGTGGTGGGTGTATTCATCACATCAACCCATACACAAACTCAATAATGTAATGACCGATACATAACTAAACCCACGATGTGATACAGCTGTACCGCAATACGATACACATCTGGATCGGGAGTATAAGGATTTGAAAGCAATAAGAGTTGTCAGGTGACAACACATACACTATTCAATCGCTCACTATTAACTAACGCGCTATTCAATTGCGTGCTATGTAACTGCACTCATGAAATAGCACTTTTTGCCTACCGATCAGGAATGAATGGCGTTATGCTTCAGTCTCACCCAACTGGAGGATTTGGATATGATCGAGACATTCATTCATCAGCGTAAGAAAGATGATTGCGGGGTTGCTGCTCTGGCTACTCTGCTTGGTGTCAGTTACTTTGAGATTGAGATTGGCTGGCGTGGTGCGCTTGACCGAGGCCCGAACGCATCCAGCTATAAAGATCTGATTGCTGTTGGTGACTTCTTCTGCCTGGATATGGAGCGCGTTCCATTCAGTAAGACGATTGGCAGTAAGCGAATCGTTCGAGTCCGGCAGGAAAGAGGCTCCAGCCATTCACACTGGATCGTGATGTATCCGGATGAATCAATCTGGTGTCCGTGGTATGGCAGGCGGGAATCACTGGATTGCTATGAGATGCCATTTCCCGGCCAGGCATTGTGGATTAAGCGATAGCACTTTTTGCCTAACCACTCAGCAATGCAATGGGGCATACTGCAGTCACATCGGAAACAACGGAGATTGAAATGAAACGTGTAACGGCAATTGCGATTGCATCCATTTGCTTTATCGGCTCGTGCTATGTTGGCCAGTCCGCAGCATCACTGAAAGATGATCGCCAGATGAGTCTTTGTATTGCGGCGGCAGAGTTGCGTGATTCTGGCATTGATCGCGAACAGGCGGCGGAAGCTCTGAGTCACATGCATGCTGACGGTGAGCAGCGTGAGGTTTTCTGGCATTGCTATAACGGAGGTGCGAAGTGAAGAAATTCTTACCCGGCCAGATTGATTGTGCAATTGGGCGTCGTAACACATCTGGACTAACTGGTTATTTACCGGCACAACCTGACTTCTCCTTTCCGGTTGTTGGCGCTGGCGTAAATCATGACATTACGCAAAGGATTGACGCTATCGACTGGAAAGCTCGCGGCGAAGAGATTCATGAGGCTATCCGCCAGGCTTCTGTTGAAATGATGATACGCAACCGGGCGCGTGATAAGGCGGCTCGCGATCTGGCTATAGAGGTTAAAAGGGCGACAGATGCTTATCGTCACGCTCACAAACTTGAAGGATTCAGTCCTGAGATGTTCTCAATGTGCCGGTTTGCCGATGTGTATGATTATGCGTGGATTATCTGCAATCAAACTGGCGAGCGGGTTTGCGAGTGGCGCTGGAATGAATTGCTTTATGATGGCGCAAAAGCTATTATGTCGTTTAACTTTTCGGCCTTTGATGGCCTGACAACTAAGGATTTGAAATGAGCAAGAGCAAGACCAGCAAAAATATTATCTGCGCACTGAATGAAGAGGGCGGTGTTGGCGTCAAGACGGACCTCAATGGAATCGGGTACGTTCGCTTTACCCGGTTGCAGGATGGCGCAATTGCTGTCTGCATTCGCAACCAAACTCCGATCACGAAAGTCAGCCATGACCAGTTCCTGTCGATGGCCAGGGGATTGGAAGGTCATATTCTGGCAATGCATTCCTGAGCGGTTTAAAACCAACACCATGGGTCGGATGTTCCGGCCCGATTACCAAAGCGAGATGAATGATGCGTAATGCCCCAACATCTGATTTATATCGTGCGCGATTTAATGCGGCCATGTTTGCCGGACTCAACGAGGAGTGGTGTCACAAGGTTGGTCGTGGTGACTGCAGCCTGACTGATGCGCTCGGTTCTATGGATATGGACGATGAGAGCCTGCCATGCGATGAGTTCTGTGATGAATGTGGAAACACAGAATTTATGTGCTCCTGTTCAGATCCAGATGATTACTGTGACCACTGCATTCCATTTTAAGGATCAATAATGAAAAAAGTAATTTACAGCCTGTTTGACGGCAGTGGTTACATGGTGAAGGATTGGGCTGAAGCAGGCCATAAGTGTTACTGCTTCAATGCAACCTCTGGCGATCATGGAGGTTATGAACCGGTCAGGATTGAGCATCCAAACATCACTTACGTTGAGTGCTGGATTGACACGGGCTTCATGCATTTCCTGGCAAAGTCGGGAATTCCTCACCCGGACATGGTGTTTGCCTTTCCACCCTGTACAGATATCACTAACGCTGGCTCACGACATTGGGCGAGTAAGGCAGTTGCTGATGCGCTATTCCAGGAGAAAGCTGTTGCTGTGTGCAGGATTGCTGAGTCTGTTGCTGATTCATTCGGTTGCCCGTACATGATCGAGAATCCGGTGGGCAAGCTGTCGTCAATGTGGCGCAAGCCGGACGTTATCTTTCAGCCTTTCCAGTATGGTGGCTACCTGTCTGAGGATGATGTTCACCCGGCATTTCCTGACATTATCCCAGCCCGTGACGGATATCAGAAAACAACCTGCCTTTGGTTTGGTAATGGGTTTGTGATGCCGGATGTTATGGCGGTGCAAAATTCAGGAAACAGCAATCCAGGCTGGAAAAATCTCGGAGGTAAGAGCCAGCGAACCAAGCTGATTCGATCCCTTACACCTCGTGGTTTTGCTCGCGCAGTATTTGAAGCCAACAGCACGAAATGACAAACGCCCGCACACTGTTGCGGGTATATTTGTTTCACAAACAACACAACGGATGGTTAAAATGTCAAAGTCAATCAAAGTTCTGTGCAAATTCTCAACCATGAAAAACTTCTTCACTGCAGATCGCCTGTATAAGGCAAAGCTGAATGAGGGAAATGGAATTATCACCATCAAGGACGATTACGGCGTCAAGCACGAGCTTAACTCTGAAACCATGCAGATGATCGGAGAGCGTGGCGACGGGAATGCACTCGAAGCACGCTTTGTCATTCTGAAATCAAAGACGCTCAAATGTATGCGCGTAATCGGGCCTCAGAAGGCCGACAGCTTCAAGCCTGGCCATCGGTATCAGATTGAATCAGGGCGCGCTCTTGGTGCCGTTGCGGGCCGTATTTTTGATGATGAGGGTTACGGCTATACCCTTTACCGTTCCGAGGTTGGATTTGAGTGTGCTGTTGCAAAGTTCCAGGCTAAATATTTGTAAGATCTAAAGCTGTTGAGTTAACATTGTGCGTCGCGATTTTGCGGCGCTTCACCATGGAGTCATACTGTGAATTTATTTCAGGCGCGAATCAGCCCACAACAAATTATCGAAATTGCAAACCAGTCTGGCCTTAGCCCTCTGCGCGTTGCGATCTCAGAAGGTGGATATGCTTACGCCGCTAACTTTTGGGGTGATGCTGCTGACGTTGAAACCGGTGCGGAAAAGTACCCGGCAATCTCACTTGGCAATGACGTTGACATTGTTGGCAAGCTGGCTGGCAATGCTTCTCGCTCTATCCAGTTCCCAGAGTCATCAGCCTATATTCACTTCCTGGCCTGTGTCAGCTCAGCAATGCTTGGGCGCTTTACCGTTGACTATCACGGGACAAAGCAGCCAACAGCACTTTACGTTGTGACAAGCCAGCCGCCGTCAACAGGTAAGTCTGCGATCAACAGCCTGGCAATTGCGCCGATGGTTGCTGAGTCAGAGCGTATCAATGAACTCAGGAAGAAGGAGAGAAAGACAGTGCTCGCCAAGCTGTCAGCACTTAAAAACGAAATGAAGGGGGAGAAGTCAAAGACTGAGCTTGCCGATCTTTATGCTGAGCAGGAGGATTTACAGGAGAAGCTCGAAAAGCTGGGTGACGTTATTTTTCCGGTTTCCGATACCACGCCAGAAGGTCTGGCACGCATCAACTATCGGCAAGGAAACTTCTCCGTTATCTCGGATGAGGCAACCAGTATCAACAGCTTGCTTGGTCTGACTTACCAGGATAGCTCTCGCAAAACAAACAGTGAACTCGTGCTTAAAGCATGGGATAGCGGTCACGTTTCTATCGCTCGTGCCAACGCTGATAACAACATGAGCTTTGTTGCCATGGGTGCCATTGCGGTCATTGCTCAGGACGAAACCATTGATTCCATCATGTCTGCCGGCTCGCGAGGTATTGGTGTTTCAGAGCGATTCCTGTTGGTTCGAGAGGAGTCTTTCCTTGGTCGGCGACAGTTCATTGATGAGAATGGTAACTCAACTTTTGAGAGCGTGGATAAGTCTCTGGTTGCAGAGTATTACAAGCTCATTCACGAGATCATGACAGAGACTGAGGTCAACCTGAAAGTTAGTTCGGCTGCTGAGCGGTTACTCAACAAAGCTCGTCAGGAGATGGAAAAAGATTTATCGGATGGCGGTCGATACTCACACTCAATGCTTCGTGGTGCGATGGGTAAATTCGATAAGCAGGCAATCAGGATTGCGTCAGTTCTTCATGTGATCCGCAACTGGCATTCACCTAACTCAAGCGCTCAGAAGTCAAAGACGATTGAGTTTGAGACAATGCAGGAAGCAATCATGATGTTTTACGAGCTGAGCAAAACATACCTGTCAGCGGCGAATGCTGCCGGTCACGCTGGTGAGGATGCTGAGATTCGCGCTCTGATTGACGTCATCATTAAGCGCGGCCCAACCTCAAAAGGTGTAATTAAGATGCGCACTCTGATTGAGATGGCTCGAAAAGTTAAGCCTTTCTCTGGCCAGGCTGGCGTGACAACCAAGGTTCGCGATCATCTTCTTGCCAAGCTGGAAGAGATGAATTATGTGTGCGTCATCAATCAGGACGTTTTTATTAACCCGGCATTCTTAGGGCGGTAAGAGATGTTTTTATTCGATCTGTTCCGTTACTGCGAATCACACAAGAACTTCACCCGCCAGGATTTGGCGGGTTATGTCTATTCACACAGAGACTGTGAAAGGCTGGCCAGGCACGCTGACATAACGGCTAAGCAGTTTGCGGCGTGCGTTGCTCGTGAGTTTATACCCAGACTTTGCACGGAGGGGTATCTTGATATGAATCGGGGTTTGGTTTGGGTCAAGGATAAAGCTCGCAGGCCATTTATGTTTGACCTGCACTCCATCGACGCGAAGAAAAGCAACTACATCAGACTTATGCTGAATGTTGGCAAGATGGACGATGAGGAGATTTTTGGTGAAATCGACAAGCAGCTTTCATGAAAGTCAGATGGTAATAGACGCCATAATTGAGTGTTGCGCCATCAATCAGATTTCGGGAGGCGCTCTTAACATGGCGCTGCTTCAGCTTATGGCTTCATCAATGAGGGCTTCTGGAGAGCTTGAGCACGGACTAAACGACGAGGATGGTGTTTGTATAATTCACGTCAGGCTGTACGAATAAAAAAAGCCCCTTATGGGGCTTTCTTACGTTGAAAAATCCAATGTATGACAAGACCGGCTACTATAAGGAAAGCGACTCCAAATGCCAGCCACTGCCATCCTGATTCGCTGCTGGCGTTTGTGATCTGGATGGTGTCAGCTTTGATAATCCCGGCACTGATACTGGTGGCGCTCAGTTTTTTCCCGCTGGAGCTATCCAGGCTTCCTACTGTTGAATCCTTTACCGTGGCGTCGGTCTCATTGCTGGCGTCAGTGTTAGCCGTCAGGCCAACCGCCTGCTTGGTGTTTGTTGCACCAACCTGAGCTGTCATGTCAGGTTTTGAACCGGTCACGGCGCTGACGATATCCAGAGGATTCGACGCGCACCCAAGTAGCAGGATTGAAGCAAATGCGATAACAATTAATCGTTTCATTTAAGATCCTTAACGCAATAAGAGAACTCTACCAGGCGGCGGTTATGCAGCCCTTTCGAGTGGACTTTTTTCTTTGTCTTTGGGTCGGTGAACTTCTCCCATACAAATAGCTGATCGCATGCTTTCAACAGCTGGCCTTTGTTGATCAGCTTTAGCATGGTTGAAGATCTGAAAGCGCCACCGCCAACGTTGTAGGTGAAGCTGTACAGCGACGCTCTCATTGTGTCCGGGATCTTAACCTTAACCGAATCATCGACAGCCTTTTTAGCTACGGCGATATGCTTATAAAGCAGGTTGTCACACTCCTGTCTTGAGTATTTCTTACCCATAACCACATCGGGTCCGGTAATTCCCTCACAAACGGTTGGCACCCCAGCAATATCAATGTATGGCGAGTAGCTGGTTCCTTCAACGTCCCCAAGTAGCTTTGGCGTCAATGCCAGAGCTGCGGCGAATGCAGTGCCAGCAGTGTAACGGTTGATGATGCCCATATTATTTGCTCCTGATCTGCATTGCAGTTTTGATATCACCAACCTCAAGAGCGCGGCGTAATGCGCGGGAGTCTTTTAGCCTCAGCCAGGCACCAAATACACCAAAAAGGATCATGAAAACCAAACCCAAAATACCGATAACCAACTGCCCGGAAGCAGCCCCTGTTAGTGTTACACCACCCGAAGTCATGGTGGTTGCGTTGACAAAATCGCGCATCATAATAGCCTCTAATCCTGTGTGTTTTAAGTGGTTCAATTTGACGGGATGATAACACCTTGTAGCGAAATTAATCAAACGCAAAAAGGCCGCACAAAGTGCAGCCGTATGTTAATCACTGATTATGCGGGCTATTTAATTTCTTCGAAATCCAGATAAAACCCATTGAGAGGACATTGAATAAAACTGCCTTTTTCGTCGAACACCTTAACCAGTCCTTTACCCTCGTACTTTGCCTGGTAAGTTTCACCCTCGCAATAAGGAAGAGTCTGAGAAGTGTTCCGCGTGCATTTAACTAAAAAATCTCGCATTAGAAAAAACCTTTGAAGTTTGAGGCCAGCATGATAACCCAAATCAGAGCGCCAGTTACTATGCAGCCAAGCCCGACATTAATCATTGCTCGTGTTGCTGAATTGATAAAATCTTTCACTTACCGGCCCTCTGTATTTATTTTTGATGTGGTGATTATGCCCGGAATAATCCGGGCCTGTTTAGCAATTGGTGCTATCCGAATGCGGCACGGTAAACATGGTTTACGCCGTGGTAAATCTCACCATCGCAAAGTGTCACGTCTTTCTCTGCATAATTCCAACCACCAAGGAGGTGGGGGATATGGATGTAATCACGTGAGTCGCCGTCAAAGGTGAAGCCGTCACGATGCAGCCGGATTAGCTTCACTTTAAAACCAGCTTCGACAATCGCCTCAACTTCATCCGGGAATCCACCATCACTGAAGATTGCCGTACTCTTCTCAACCTTCAGCTTTTCAGCCGCCAGGTTGCCTAAATGCCGCTTTCCGAACTGCGGTTTGATTACGCTCTCGCTAATCCAGATCATAAACTGTCTAGGTGACTTTCCGCCAAGGTATTCCTGCGGAGACTCCTTTTGCGTCCGGTCATCATAATCAAGCATAAATCGCTTGAACATGGTTTCGCCAAGCATGGCCCGAACCAGATCAAACATTGGCTCTTTCATGCTGCGTGATTCAAGGTTATAGCGTTGAGACATAACTCGCTGAATGGTGTCCTTTCCGCACCCAGGAGGCCCGTTGAGGATGATTACCGTTTTCATAGTTTCTCTACTCCATGTGATTTGAGGTCTGAACGTTGAGAGTCGCCGTAATCAACTACCTGATAAGTTGTGATACCAAGGCTTCTAAAGTGCGCAATAACTGATGGTGAGTCGTCCCATGCCGCAACAATGTTTTTCAGCCCAACCTTTTCACGCAAGAACTCTTCCTTAATGATCGTGTCCTTGCGATTATCGGACTTCTTGCGCATCTCCAGCATGTGAAAGCGAGCGCCCTTATCCTTGAGCCATTTGAGCGACTCGCTTCGAACTTCATCTGATCGACCGGTCAGGATAACCACGTATAGCCCTGCATCATACATTGCATTCATAATGTCAATATTATCCTGTATTGGATCATCGTAAACGCATAAACCGTTGAACTCTGACCATGATTCAACAAGGTGCAGGTCTTTGGTTGGCAGAGCGTGCAGGCGATGCTTGCCACATGAAAGGGTGCCGTCATAATCCCAAATAACCACACGCGGCAATTTAATAGGTTCAACATCATCAAATAAGTGTTTCATTTTAAATCTCCAGTTATGGGCGACGTTAGCCGCCCTTTTATTTTACATACCCGGCTTATAGATGTGTCTTGCGATCTCGCCAAACTCAGGGCTATAGATAATCACCGCCGCCTGACGGTATGAGCGCCATCCTCCGCGTGCTGAATATGCATCCTTAGCCGCGAGCGCACCGTGAACTTCATCAATCCCGAGCGAGTGCTCAGTAACTGTGACGTGATGGAAGTGACCGCTGTGAGTGTAGCGGTAAGAGGATTGCCCCCACGCTTCGGAGTGATCTACTGCGAGCGCTGAGAGTCTTGCCTCTGGCTTTTTCATGGTGTGGCCATGTGTGTAACCAAGTAGCGTTTTGCCAAATCGCGTTACGTGCATGATTGCAGGAGAAACGTTGACCAGCACGCGATCATCATCTTCATAAAATGCAGCCATAGCAGCACGCAAGCAAACCATTGTTGCCTGATCGTGATTACCTTCAATAATCTCAATTTCAACCTGCTGGTGCTTATTGAGCATCGTTTTCACGGCGCGGCGAAGAGATCTGATAGCCACGTAAACCAGTTTGGCATATCGGCTGTCCTGGTCCAGTACGTGACCGCTGGCTGGCGTTACCGCGTCCAGGCCGTCAGAGTGAAGCAGATCACCACCGATTAATAAAACAGCCCTGCGTGAGTTTGGTGCAGCCTGAACACCATACTCAAAGAAGCTATTCATTGTCTGCTCTGCCAGGTTGGTATCATAGCTTTCACCTGACTCATGCTTGTGCGCCAGTGCTCCGATATGCAGATCGAATACCGGATAAAGAGCCAGAGTGTCTGAATAATCCTGCTTAACTTCCTGAACCGGCTCGGTGCGTGGTAGCTCGCTTGCGAATGCATCAGCTGCCGCATTCATCAGTGCAATGATTTTATTGCGGTCAACCTCGGACTTGACCCAACGAACAACCTCCTCTCCGTTACCGCGAATCATGGTTGATGTGCCTTTGACGGCAAAACCTTCCGGGATGTGTTTCGAAACGTGCTCGTTTCCATGTCCGTGACCAGATCGGGCCAGCTTTGAGCTGCGAGCTTCAACCGTGCGGATGTTCATGCTGTACTTTTCCGCGATCTGCTTGAGGGTTAGGCCGGCCTCTCTCTCTACCAGGAACTGCTCGTCACTAATTTTCTGTTTCATTTTAAAGCCTGTTTTGTTGGTTAATTTGCCGGGACACATTACTTTATTAAGGTAATTTCTTCAACCAGTATTCAGCGTTGGTGATCTCTATTTTCGCGCCACTGCACTCACGGAAGAAGCAGTGGTGAGATGGTGAATAGTATGCGAAGTTCAGTTTCTCATAACCAGAAACCATAAGCATCACAGATTCAAAATCTGCAGGCAACCAGTCAGAGCAAGGTATGACTCTGTAATCTGAGTCGTCGTAAATTTCTCCGTTGTATGGAGCATACTCGAGCGGATTGAAAGTTTTCATTTCAGCCTCTTATTTTCAACCTTGGCGGTGTTTATCACATCCTTGGTTGTCATGCTTGTTTTTGTGGCTACGGCAATTCGGTCATGCTTCGCAAGTCGTTGCTCAATGAATGTCAGTTTCCCGCCATTTTCGGGAGTAAAAATATTGACTTCCTTGATATCAAAATATTTCGCAATCAAGGATATGTCATCTGATATTCCAGCTTCTTTTGCGTGCTGCCAAACTGCCTGCCGTCCTGATTCAATATTCATTATTCACCTACTGGCAAAGGCCCGCCTAAGCGAGCCGATTATTCAGTCAAAATCCTCTGGTGAGGAAACTTTATATTCCTCAGCGTCATTGAGGATAATTTTTTCCCAATTCTCAAGAGGCTCATCTAAGATCTCAGAAAAAGACAGGTCAAAAAGCTCTGTTTCTTTCCATGCATCTCCCTTAAACCCGACATTAATCAAAGCCTCAGTTGCGATTGCGCGGAATAAAAGAAATGCGCCCTCTTCTGTTAACTCTACAGTCTTAACAATATCCATTAACGTGATACCTTGCGTTTGCGTTTATTTTTAACCGATGGGCAAATTTCACCAATCGAGATGTAATGAGTCTGCTGCTGCTCACCCTCTTTCATTTCACGGAAGATGAACATAACCTGACCTTTGCTGTTGCCGGAAACAGCCTCGCCAGAGTCAGCGTTGGTAAAAGCTAATCGGCCTGAGTGGGCTGTGTCAATCACCACCTCATCATCAGTGATGTGATAATCAATATCGGCAACAATCCAGATGATTTCAGAAGCTCTCATTTGCGCAAGCCGGAACCAGGCGGTTGAGCTGTCAGCATTCAGAAGAACATCAATCTGATTTCCGTTTCGAGCCTGCTCCGCTGCCTTTTCAACGAATGGTAACGGATTGCTGAATGGTGGGTTTAGCCAAACGTGCTTTTTGCTACCCCACCAACGCTTAAGGCAGTTTGTTTTCTCGTCAAAGAACTTTTCGCACACTGCGTTGTTAGCGCTGGCTGCCGCATCAAGATCGTATGGCCCGTATCGATTTTCCATGAAATCTACAAGCTCACCCGGAGTTGACCATAAATCTTTGATTGCATCCGGCGTGTTGCTTCCAAGGAAGCGTCGGCCCGAAACTTTAAGTGACGTTGCTGGTTTAACTGCCTGGTAATGACCGCCAGTTGCAAGAGATGTAATAACCAAATCCTGACGCTCAAGTTCTTCAAAGGTAATGAATGCATCTTCTGTTTGAACATCGTTTTCGTCTTTCATTTTAAACGCCTCTCAGATTGGAATTTCGCCGCGAATTTCATCGCAAACCATGTTGAAGTAAATTTCAGCCTCTGCAGGCATGTAGCATGTGCCAAACTTATTTTCATCACTGCGAATGATTTTGTAACAGCAATCATTTTCGCTTGCATCAATCATCCACTGTTTAGAGATAATCACTGTGATTCCGTTGATAAATTCTGACTTGATTGTTTTTTTGTTGAGCATTTTTAAACCCTCTTTTCGATGAGGCAATAATGCCCGAATATATCCGGGCATGTTTAGCAATTAGTGCTGTGAAACCATATATTCGATTGCCACCTTGAACTGGTCTGAGCCGTAGCAAACTGCAGAGAATCCACCCATCTCGCGCACGCGCCCAAGGAAAACCTTTTGCTCCTTACTTACTGCCGTTGCCTTTCCCGGCCCCGACTTGTTCACTCGCTTCATCTCAATAGCTGCAAAAGGGTACTTGCAGCCAATAAAACCAGTCAAGATCACCAGATCTGAAACACCCTTTAGCAGCCCCTCCTGCTGGTCAATCATGGCTGTAGCCTTTGACTTCAAGCCCTCGCCTTTGGTGTGCCAGCTAAGCCAGTCCGAATGGCTTATTTTAAGGTGAGTGTAAGCCTCAATCTGGTGAGGAGACTCCTTTCGACGATCTGAATCGTCAGGTTCATAAAATTCTAGGTACTGCCCCTTATCTGTAATCACAACCTGAACTCCTTCTTAGCTAAAATGTCGCCACTCTTCTCAGTGCGGCGGTGGGTTGTGCGCGATGGCGTCCGGAAAAGATGAGCCATACTAACGCACTTGATGCCATTTTTGTATGAGCCAACCAGCTTAGCCTGAGCAGGATCTTCAATGTGGTCTTTGCAGAACTCTCGCCACTTGATGCGGCAAATGTTGCTTTCAGACTCAGGGAAAAATCTCTCCGTCGCACTGAATACATCACCATCCTTTTCGAGCTGATAAGTAACCACCACTCCGCGCTGGTTTTTAGTTGGTGAAATGCTCATCCCAAGTACGCCAAACCAGTCTGATTTAGTGTAGTGCTTATTGCTCAGAGCTTCGTTTGGGTCTTTCAGAGACACATCACAGCAACGGCAAATCCTGGCTACAACATCGTTTTTGGCACCACAACCTTTCACGATCATTTTATTTGTTCGCTCATCTCGCTGATCCTCACATGTCTGGAATGTCCAGAAATGCTCACAGCGGGAACCCGCCGAATCAACATGCATGCAGCGGCGAGCGTAATAGCTGTTCATAGTTCCGCAAATCTCGCATTTTTTAGGATCTTTGCCGTTTCTGAATTTATTTTGAAATTGCTGCTGTTCGAGTATTGGGTTGAAGTAGAGTTGCCCCATTTCATCCATGCACCCGGCAAAATCCAGAACAAGGTGATCTTCTTTACTGAAACCCCAATCAATATGACACTGCTTAAGCTGTCGCATGCCACGGCCTAAAAGCTGAATCAGAAGCGTAAGGCTTGCGATCTTTCTCAGGATTACACTCGTATCCCATAGGGGTTGGTTGACTCCTGTTGTCAATGCGTTAACCTGAAAGCAGTATTTAATTTCTCCTTTAAAGATAGCGTCAAGGTAGGCCTTTCTCTGCTTCTCTCCAGTGGTGCCAGTAATAATGCAATAGGTTGATCCTGGTGGTAAGTAGCTCGCGGCTTCCTCACAATGTCGCTTACCGGCACATGTTATCAGCACGCTATTCCTGTTCTTGCAGATCGCCACGACTTTATGCATGATTTTTTCAGTCATCTTTGCATCATCGTTGATGATCTTCTGCATGGCGTTTAATTGCTTCTGCGTGAAGTCCTGCACGCCATCCTGACCGGACACATGGAAATCACTTAAGTCATAACCAAGTCCTTCAACGTCGCCAAAGTTTGTCGGAACTACTGAGCCGAATTCGACCAGGTAATCAGTGTTGATATCCGTTACCTGCTCGCGCCAGAATCCAGGTCGGCTCTTATCTTCCACTAAGATTGGAACGACGCCGCGAAACTCTGATCCAGTCGCGCCAAATATCCGAAGCTCTCTCCCATACCGCTCACGGCAACGGCTCATAAACTCCATGATGATAATCGTGTACTGGCTTCGCTTTGTTCCCCACGCTACCGTATCAAATCCGCTTGGCACATAGTCTTTATCAACCACCACGCCATTTACCATGTAAGGCTGAGTTTTCTCACGCTCCATCTGATCGCGTGATTCTTTGTGCTCAATCGCATCAGCCAAATCCTCACAGTCGAGCTGATGGCATTCATCTATCCCGATTACCATCGGATAATAGTCACCCAGCGCCTTATCGATTCCGCCGATTACCGTACCCTCTGATCCAACAACGATAGGGAAATAAGCTGATTTAGTGTTTAAACCGGCGCAATATACTGAGTTCTTTACTGCCAGATTTGTCAGCTCAATTGAATCCTGCTCCACGATTTCAGCCTGGCGAGCGAGGATTAACATTGGAATATTCATGCGCTGGCACTGAGCCGCAACCATGGCAAAGAACAGCGTCTTTCCTGCAGAAACCGAAGCCTTTAAGTAAAATGGATGCTCATAATTCTTGATCCGCTTTGCTGTCTCAAGGTACATCACAACCTGATAGTCATAAGGAGTGATGTTGCCCACACGGAAGCGGTCTTTTACGGCCTGCATCTGCTCTGCTGTCAGCTCTGCGATCTGCTTTCTGATGCTCTTTGTCATTCAAATAATCCTCTATGAAAATAAAATCATCACGCTATAATAGCATCCACTTGATACACAATCTTTAACTAATCGTGCTGGAGATGAGAAAATGGAAAACGAAAAAATAGCAGTTTCAACGGGTGAAGTCGATAAGAGAACAAAGAACGGCAACAACGGAACCCGGCGCGGCCCTGACAAGAAGCCCCGCAAGAAAGCTGCCGTTCTTAATGACCTGACGGATGAAGCTAAAGCCGGTCTGAGAAAGCGAATGGAGATGGTCATTGAATATTATGGCAACACTAATAACCTGGTGCGACGCCTTGGAATGACGCATGGAGCTGTCCGTTGGTGGCTTGCTCGCGGGCGAATCTCACCAGAAGGTGCGCGTCGCATCCATCGTGATTATAAAAAGAATGGTCGAGTGGGATTTACCGCATCATTCTGTCGTCCAGACTTGAAGTTTGACACAAATGGCAAGTGCGTTGGCGGTAGAAACCTGCGCAAAGAATTTATCAAGAAATAGCATTTTCTGGTTAACGCTCGCGATTATAGCCGGTCTACTATGTAGGCTGGCTTTTTTTTTATTGGAGGAAAGTAATGAACCAGCCGCTTTATTACCAGAAAGAGGATGTGATGCCCTACACAAGGGGCATGTGGGAGGAAATCCTTAAATCAGTTTGCGGGCTTAAGCCAGAAGTTTTCAACAAGAAGCACCAGCCATGCCCTCATTGCGGAGGAAATGACCGATTCAGATGGACCGACAAGGTTAACGAAAAGGGCGACGGCGGAGCGGTCTGTAACGCATGCGGGAACACTGACGGCATTGGCTGGCTGATGAAGCTGACCGGAGAGCCTTACAGCGAGTGTGTGAATATCATTGGTCGATTCCTGGGTAAGCAGCCTCAAGAGTACGTTATCAAAAAGAACCGCATCGCATCACGAGATCCAGGGTACAGCTTTAGCGCATCAGTCGAACCAGAGAAGTGCTCGGCATTAATGCAGCGAACAATAGAGCTAGCTGTAACGCCTCTGACGATTTTTGAGGGGTTGGGGGGTGAGTCGTATCGGGTTGGGGTGAAGTCTCTGCCTGATGGCTCTGAGAGCCTAACCCACGTAATTCCATGCCACCTGGTAACATCGGATGGGCCTGACGATGATGAGGTGGTTAATGTTCTCATGATTAATGCTGATACTGGATCTCAGTCATTCTATGGAAAGAAGGTGACTTACGGGTCGGTTGCCGTGACTGGTAAAACTGAAAAAGCGATATATCTCGTTGTTGACTGGATCGACTCACAGCACGTTAACCTGACTACAGGCCAGGAGGTATGGACTTGCTTTACTCCTGAGAATCTTGAGATGGTTGCCAGTCGTTACAAAGGTGATCGGGAGATGAGGGTTGCGTGCATGCCATCAGACAAGGAGACACTTTACATGGCGGATGACAGGGCGCTAAAAGTCCTAATCCCCAATGATGGAGGATACCGGTCAGGAATGAGGCGTCAACTCTTCAATGCCTCGGAACTTATCTGATCAATCAGTTATCAAACACACCCGCTTCGGCGGGTTTTTTATTGCCGTCAGGAATTAATGTCCCGTTTTTGTCCCATTTTTTGCGGCAAGGCGTGAAATTTTGTCCTTGGACAAATATCAAAAAAAACTCCTTACAAATCATATTTTAGAGAGCGCCAAAAGTTTGTCCCAAAAAGTGCCCCGGATTTCAATGCCGCACTTTTTAGTTCGAAATGGGACAAATATGGGACAAATATATTGCTCTTAAGTATATGATAATCAAGATTATTATTATTATATTTATCTATAGTTGTCCCATTTGTCCCGTTTTCTGCACCGGAAATATATATACACCCCTTTAAATTTTACTAATGTGCAGTGTCTGCTCTCCTGCTTGGCGCTCGGTAAAAACAAAAATATATAGGGGTGCAGGAAAATCCGGGGCACTTTTTGGGACAAGGTGTTTTTGATGGTTTGTTACTTTGATTTATAAAGGTTTTTTCTTCAGAATTTGTCCTTGGACAAAATTTCAAGGCAGTAAATTTGTCCCGGATACGTTGGGACAAATCAAATAGCACTTTTTGACTTGCAATGGACCTGGCTGGAAAGTAGTATCACCGCACAGACAACACGGAGTAATAGCAATGAACACTAATTCAGAGTTCAAAATCTTTACCAATGACCAGCTTTCAAACGATGAGTATCACAGCAAAGACTCATGGTGTGCTGAGTACGTTTCAGGATCGAGCCTTTCAGATATCTACTCAACCTGCCCGGCTGCATGGCGATTTGCAGTTCGAGAACCAGGAAAGGCTCTGGAGTTTGGTACTCAGTCGCACACGATCATGCTTGAGATTGAGCGATTCAACTCAACCTATCGCCGCGCTGCCGTTGCCGATGAGATCAAGGATGCAATAACGTCACAAACCGCACTGGCATCGAAGCTGAAAGCCTGTGGCCTGATTGGTACGTCAGGCAAGCAGTATCCAGATCTGATTGAAATGATGGTTAAAAATGAAATCGACCTTAATGTTATGTGGCTAATTGAACAGATTCAGGAATCAGAGGCTCGCCGTGATGGCGTTGAGCTTGTAAAAGGTGAAGATTACGATAAGTGCATCGCTATGCGTGCAACTCTGCTAAATATCCCTGAGCACGCAGCCATCATCAACAGCCAAACTGCTCAACGTGAAATCTCAATTTTTGGCGTAATTTTTGGCGTAAAAGTTAAGGTCCGTATTGACCACGTAGACAAGCTGTATGACGTCGTTATTGATGGCGTGCATTATGATGAAGTTGTAGTTATAACCGATTACAAGACCACTCAGAGCGTAAAGCCATCCGAATTCGGACGCCACGCTTATAACTTTGGTTACTACTTGAAAATGGCGCTGCAGCGAGACCTGTTTAAAGCAGCATTCAAAGAAACTTGCCCCATCATCGTTCAGCTGCTCGCTCAAGAGAAAAAAGAGCCTTTCTTGCCGATGGGATTCATTTTTGATGATGAGCAAATTCAGTTGGGCCGCAAGCAGTACGTGAGCGTAATCCACCAGTTCAACGCATGCCAGGCGGCTGATGTGTGGCCAGGATACGAAAACAACGCGCCATCTGTTAAGCTGCCAACCCCTGACTTTGTTAAGTTCCAGCATAAAGACATTTTTCAACAGCACTAAAAGCTAATAAATTGTGAGGGCAGATGATATAATTGCCCTCACTTTCAAAGGAGACTCAAAATGCAACAAACATCAGAAAAGACCGAATTACTTTTCCCGGCACTTTTTAAGGCTCGCGTGGGTTTCGTGAAAGTACTTAAGGATAAGGTTAACGGTCACACTAAAGCCAGCTATGCAACCCTTGATAGCGTCCTTGATACGATTGAGCCGCCGCTAACTGCTAATGAGCTTTGGATTGAGCAGTCAATGACGGAAGATTCAACTATTGACATGCTTAAAGTGATAACCACTGTTCGCCACTCATCAGGCCAATGGATCAGCTACTTCACAGTAATGCCCGTTTCAAAGAAAGATGCTCAGGGCACTGGATCTGCTTTCACTTACGCCCGTCGATATGCCCTTGCGGCGTGCTTTGGTCTTAGCCAGGCTGATGATGATGCTGAACGCTCAATCAAAAAGGCAAGTGACTGGAAAAAATCTCTCGACAAATGCGAGACCCTTGAGGATCTGCAGGAAGAATTTAAAAAGGCTTGGGCCGGTAGCGACGCCGCGAGTCGCCCTGTCGTCCAGAGTCACTACGAGCAGCGCAAAGCATCAATGTCAGTACCGCAAGCAAAGGGCGGATTCCAGCCAGCCAAGAAGGGTGACAAACAAAACGTTTCCGCTCAGGTTGCATCACCCACTGCTGAGCCTGTACAATCCAATCCGCAATCCATTGAAAGTTTCGAATAACAACAGCGGCCTGCTGGCCGCAAATTAACGAGGTATCAAATGCACGTAATCACTGGTGAAATCAGAAAAGAACCGCGACGCCTGGATAATGGCACTCTAATTGTTGAGCTGGCTGAGTCTTACAAAGACCGAGAAGGTAATCGTCACTATACGAACTATGCTTTCTTTTTCAAGGCTAACTCAGAAGGTATGCAGCGCTGGTATGATAGCGCATTGAAAGTTGGCAAAGTCGTAACTGTCACGTGTGACAAGCTGAAGGTTAACCAGCGAGAGCATAACGGCACGACTTACATCACACTGCAGGCTGCGGGTTTCGCTAACCTTGAGTTTGGACAGATGGACGCAAACCAGGGGCAACAGCAAAATGGGTGGGGACAGCCTCAACAGCCACAGCCACAGCAACAGCAACAGCGACAGCAAAGTAACGGCGGTGTATCCAATCACTCAGGCGGGCAACCACCAATGGATTTCGACGACGACATTCCATTTTGATAAAAGAAAAGGAGCCTTTCGGCTCCTTTTTTATTTTTTCAGCATTTCCTCAATATCACTCAGTCTCTTCTCAAATCCACGAGCAATAAATAAGTTCAACTGCTCATACCTGAAGCTGTAACGGTCTCCGGCGGGCAATTTGTTTTCAATTCCATTTCCATCAGAGTCAAATTCGTTAACCTCTGTCGATTCGTCCCATGAGTCATAGCAAATAAATCCGTAGCTCATCGGGTCAAGACCAAAAGACTCCATCACTTCAATAGCTCTCTGAACCGTCATACCAACATGCGATCTCGCCTGATCTCCCTCGATAGCTACTTTTTCCCGCCACTTCCAAAACCCGATCTCTTTTGAAAGAGCACAAGCAGCTGCAACCTCAGCATCTGAGAATTCACGAACCTCAGTTTTTAGCCTTCCATCAGAGGTCTGAACAGTTCCATTAACCGCATAAACAGCAGTAACCCTTTTCTGTGCCCAACCGACAGAAACGTTATTATCAAATGAAGGGGCCAAATGTCCATCATTTTGAATAACCCATCGGTTATATCGCGTTATGGTTCCATTGGCTGTTGTGCCAAACGTTATCTCACAGCCTCGGTTAGTTGTGCTCCACGATGTTGGCGCTGACATCTGCATAATAGCACCAGCAGAAACCCATGCCGATCCATCGAAACCCGCCATTGAGAAGTACATGCTGGAGTTTGCCTGCAACGGTCCCGGGTTGAGAGGAGATCCACCGCATGCGTTGAACCTGATGTTGCCGGAGCAGCTAGATCCCTGGGTTATGCCGGTCAACAGCTGTAATTCATTTACATTATTAACTACCTGCTTCAGGCCTCTACCTTCAAAATCAGAAAAATTAGCCTGAAAAGCTGCGCCGTTAAAGCCGTGAAGAGGCACATCTTTACCTATAATCGTGTCGCCATTGTTGCTTAAAATAAATGGAGAATACCGGTTATTAACGGTTTTACCTTTAGGCGTAACCAAAAGGCGTAACCAGCCTCCGTGGTTGGTGGTGGTGGTATCGCCATCCTGCACAAAGTGTATCGCCGCGTTGGAATGCGCTGTGTAGTTAATACCGTCCCATGGACGCGAACCATACCCCCCTATGATAGCTTTATCTTTAGTATTAGCCCCACCTACTCCTTTAGTGAAGTTATGGAATACAGATGCACCACCGTTCTGGCTTTCGGTGCCAAAACTGACACCAACGCTGTTTGTGGATGTAAGATTAACTCCTCTTTCACCCTCACCGGCGTTTAGATCGGCCTCTTCCAGCCATGTGGATCCATCGGATACAAGGCCTTTAAGTTTTGTTATGTCTGAGTTAACTCCTTTATTTGCCTTGTTTGCGACTGTAGCGGCTCCCTCTTGAGCAGTCCTTGCACTGGCTGCAGCATTCACCTCGCTAGTTTTTGCTTCTTGCGATGAGTTGTATGCATAATTTTCGCTTGACTTTGCGTTTGTCTCGCTAGTTTTTGCTTCTTGCGATGAGTTGTATGCATAATTTTCGCTTGACTTTGCGTTTGTCTCGCTAGTCTTTGAGTTTTTTTCACTCTGCTTTGCTGCAGTGGCACTATTTTTTGCTTCAGTAACGAATTGCCCTACGCTTTCAAGCCCATCTGAAACTGCCGTCTCGCTGCTTTGGTAATACCTTAGCGTTTCGGTAACATCCTGAGCAAGCCCCTCAACAGTTAAGCTATCATGAACAAGAATTGCATACTCACCATCAGCAGCCTGTTCACCGTTTGTTGACGTGAGATTCATCTCGGTATCACTCAGGATCTCTGAGATAGTTCCCAATACTGGCTTAGAACCGCTCAGGAATATTACAGTTGCCCCAACACGGATAAGCGAGAGCGGTTTAGTCCACTGTGTACCGGTCCCGGTTGCCTTGCCATTGGCTGAAAGCGAAGCCGTACCATCTCTGTAAATTGCCATCTTTTACCCCTTAGCACTTTTTGTTAAAACCCAAATTTTGGTTGATGTATAGTCTACCACATCGAAGCAAAACAATTTAATCTCAAAAATAGGAAATCCCATGAAAAAGTTAATCTCTCTGTTTGTGATCGTATCAGCCCTGACCGGTTGCGCATCTAACCACAAAAACGGGGATTGTATCACTGCTGTAGGCGGCACCTGCGTACTGACCTATATGGATGGTGAGTCAGTTCCATCGGGTGATGTTGACATGCGATACACTGGCCTTGTTAAATCTGGAAATGAAATTTCCGGAACAGTCAGCACCAAAACAAAAAGCTGGTAACAAGAAAGGGGCGAAAGCCCCTTTTTATTTAGAAGTAATAAGCAGCATCAATACATGGAAGGTTTACCGCCGCCGCACACGCCCTTGGGCTGATGTATCTTTCGATTTCCCCCCTTGGCTTACACCGTGAGTTGGTGATCTGATTTCCAGACATTTTAAAACCCGTCAACAGTGATTTATAAAAGTAATAGATGTTCTGCTGGTTCCTTGAGTAATCACCCCTACCAAAGCCAAGAGTGCACAACGGGACCATTGGGTAAGCAACCGTGCCTGTTGGACCAACCCATTTATTTACGTCCCCATTAGAACCGCTGTACTCCTCATATCCAGGCATGCTGTAGTAGGCATCAGTCCATGCAACTGGAGCATACTTGCTGCTGTATGTTATTTGTCCCGATGCGTTTCTGATTGTCAGTCCGTAACCGGAGGCTGGAGGGGCTGGGCTGAATCCGCAAGACACAATCACGATCTGAACGCCGTTAACTACACCTTGCTGCACCGCCCCATCAGCTGAGCTAAATCCACTCCATACCGATATACCATTATTTGCACGGTCAAAAAATAGAGGGTTGTCCGTGTTGTTCCATCTGGCAAAAACAACGTAGTTACCCATTGCAACTATATTCGCCGGGACGGGCCACCATCCATTGATGTTAACTGTGTCGATGTAAGTAACGACGCCACAATATGAGGTGTCATTGATCTCGACAAAGTTTGAACCACCAAAAATTGACATTCCATACCCTTGATGAGAGGCCGCGCCCTGAACTGAGAAAACGTCTATATTTCCAATTGGAACGCCATTTCCAAGGTTGTTAAATTGCTTTGTTGAATAGTTTAGCGTGTTTCCAGAGAATGAAAGTCCGGTTATTACAGACATTCCAGGACCGCTGCCGCTACCAGCAGAAGCAATAAAAACCATCTCTCTAGGAACGATAAGCGGGGATGCCCCCGCAAGAATCGGGCGGGAAACGCCACCGGCGTTCCCTCCTGAAACCGCTTGAACCGTCCCAAGGTATGATGCGAAACGCATTGATCCATCAAGTGTCATCATGCGCCCGTCATCATTTGTCACCCTGAGTCCATAAGCCATTTTACTGCCTCCCTAAAACTACTCGTAAAACGCCTGCCTGATCGTAAACCAGAATCTGCGTATTGTTAATAACCATTCTACCAGCACCGTCACTTCCGTTTATTGCAAAGTTGCCACCCTTATCAAGTGACCAGCCTGCAACGTTTGGCTGATAGTTGTTGGACTGGATTGTATTACCAATTTTTGCGTTGGTAATTGAGCCGTCCTTGATTATAGCACTTCTCATGTAAACCTGCCCGCCGTCGATGAAGAATGGCAAGTCAAGATTTTGGCCGGCCCTTCCGATTGCAAACTGATCTACATCCCAAAAACTCCTGGCTTTAAGCTGTCCGTTGCTGTTGTCAATTGCAATTGAGAATCCTGCCTGAAGTGCCTGTCCGTTAACTTTAGCACCAAGGTTTACTGCATAAATACCTCCAACCTGGCCATTTTCAGTTGCATAGGTGTTAACCTTTGTCTGAACTGCAGCACTAACACCACTAATGGTTGAGTTTAAGTTCTGGTCTGCCTGCGCACGTGCCTGAGTCTCATTAGTGATCGCCTGCTGGTTATTTACAATGGATGATTCGTTGTCTTGGAATCTTGTTTCAAGCTGCTGGAAGGTAGTTGCCGTACTTTGCTCCAAATTACTTACGGACTCCTGAACTTCAGTGATGCTTGATTTTATGTCATCGTCAATCTCTGTTTTAAGTTGCGTTATTGCCTGCGCTCTCGCTTCAGCTTCGGTTGCTATTGCCTCATCAAGCCTTGTGACAGATGCCGTTATCTTGTCGTCGAACTCAACAGAAAGCTGCGTAATGGCGCTTGCTCTTGCCTGAGTTTCATCGGCAATTAACTGAACGGCCTGTCGGTACTCTGCCTTTCTTGCTCCGTTCTCTTTGGTCATCCTGATTACGTCAGTATTGTTTGCCAATGCATTCTCAATCGCTGACTCGGCCTGATTTCTGGTTTTGGCTGCGTTCTGCCTTACCTCATCCTGAACTTCAAAGATATCCTTTTTAAGCTCCTTGTAAGCGTCGCTGTTTTCAATATCAATTTTTACTACCTCAGCGATTGCGTCAAAATCATCTGTCGCCATACCGAAAACGAAATCTGTAAAGTCAGAGTAGTTCCCGATCTTGTCTATCGCCCTGGCTCGATAATAGTTGGTAAAGCCAGATGGCAATATGCTATGCCAGTACTCAGCCTGTGGGTAAGGAATGAGGCTCAGCAAAGATGCGTTATCAGCCTGACCGGTTTTTGACTGCTGCAACTCGATGTAGGCTGTGTCTCCTGAGTTTTCCGGCATTCCCCACTTAACCCTTATCCCGAACACCTCATCCTGAGTCGCTGTCAGATTGATCGGCTTGTTTGGCTTGCCAACTTTACCGGTCAGGGATTTAGATACGACCTCAGACCATGGAGAGGCATTATCTCCAGCTGAAACAGACCTGACTCGAACCTGGTAAACGCCTGCGTAGATACCCTCAAGCTGAATCTCAGTTGTTGGCGTTTGCGGCACGTTCTGCCAGTTGTTCTGGTCTTTTCTCCACTGAACCTCATAAACTGACGCGTAAGGCACCTTATCCCATGAAACAACCATCGTTTCTACGCTCATGCCCTGAACAAGGCGAGAGAATGAACTTAACTGGACGTTCTCTGGAGCTTTCATGATATCAGGATCGACAACGCTTGTTGGCCTGCTGTCAATTACGACGCCGTAATCAATAGCGTCATATTTCGTTTCATCGTACTCAACGGCAGTGATTCGGTGAACAAACTCCTCATCATCATCGCCTTTCTCGATCTTGGTGACGACATATTTTTCCATTGCCAGATCGACACGTTCAATTGCAAATACCGCATCAGGCTTAACTTCAAAGCCAAATCCAGTGTTAAGCGTCATTGTCTTGCCATCCGGGGTGACGCTGGCAATTGTCCGGCGCTGAGGAATGCCATCAGGACGGTTAACAATCACAAAATCACCTGGACGACCATCAACCCTGAAGTTGGTGAAAATCTGCAGGCCGGAAACCTCAGCAACACGACCAGAAAGATTCAGCAAATAGTTTGACTGCCAGTGCGCGTCTGCAACTGAAATCACATCGCCAATCATCGGAATCATTCCCTCAAGGCCGGTTGCAAAGTTCACAACAGTGCTTCTGAGGTTTGTCTTGATAATCCAGCGTCCACGGCGATTAGCCTCGCTTCGGCGCGTACACCCAATAGCTGTTATCTCTGTTGGGTTGTTGCCAAATCGGCGAGCGGCATCAGTATCAAAAACCGGCTCAACGTCCTGGTTGTACATGTTCTCACGGTCATCAAACATCACGTTGCATGCTGTGTACATGCTCTTGTCACTTGCAAACGTGCGAACGAAAGAGCCATCAACAACGTTGTCATTGGTGAAGAGGTAAACCGGATCGCGAGGCTTATCGATAACGATTGACAGACTTTCACCGTTGTAGAATGACATACCACGGAAGATTGAGCACATGTCTCTGATTATGGTGTATGCCTCAACCTGAGACTGCACAACCATGTCACATAGATAACGCGGCTCCGTTCCGCCGTGACCGTCTGGCACCAGCTGGTCACAATAAACGCCAGCCTCGTACAGGCTCCACTTATCAAGAGCAATGCCAAGCTCTCGCTGATCCAGTCCGTAACGCTGATTCATGATCAGGTCATACGTTACCCATGCCGGATTGTTGCTCCAGGCCCATTTAAACGTTCCGTCCCATGCTCCGCTATATGTTCTCTGTACCGGATCGTAATTGGTAGGAACCTGGATTATCTTCCACTTCTTGTTGAGTGAAATTGTTGGTAGCTGAGTCGGGAAAAGGTCTGAACCGAACTCAACGTAAAGCAATCCAGTCAGCGGATAGCGGAACTTTGCATCAATAACTTCGCTGTAAGCCTGCACGCGGATTGCATCCTGGATGCGATCTGTTGTGCTGTCCGGCGTCACGCGAACAACCCGGATAAGAATCTGGCTGTAAGAGATTGGCAGGTTAAGGCGAATGCTTCTGTCATATCCACTGGTATTTTTTCCGTCAAATGCGTCAGTGAGAACAGTCTGATATGGGCCACCATCGACCGCCATATCAAAGCGAAACTCAACGCGAGCACCTACCGTGTCGCCATTGTCCAAAGTCTGAACAAGCCTGTCAGTCATGATTCTGACGCGGATAGCGCTCAAGTTCTGGTTGGTTGCGCTGATGATAAACGGGTTATCAACTGTAAGTGGGCGCTGAACGGTAATCTCATTGTTAGACTCGGTGAAACCCTGAATGTAATCCTGCGTCTGCGTGCCGGGGCGAAACTCTGCAGTAACTCCCGGATAGTTAACAGTGCCGTTTGCACCAATGACAGGAACGTCATTGATCAGCAACTTCTGGAGGATTGAGTAAGAATCCTCGTTCTCAACCTCTCCATCTGATACAGCCAACAGGATCTTAATCTTATCCTTTGAAATCAGGTTGTCATCCTGTTCAACAGGCTGGTGCGGAGTGCTTCCGCCGCCTTTCATGACGCTGATAATTTTTGACATTTTATGCCCCCTTAATTGAGCAGGCATTATAAGCGAAAAAAAACCCCCGCACCATAGTGAAGGGGTTTTGTATCAAGCTATATCTTCCGAGTAAGTGCCTGCAGACCAGACCGCCCCTCCGTTAGTTCGCTCACCATACGGAAGCGCAACCGGGTATCCTGCAGCAGTGGTGTTTACCGCGCCGCCAAATGCATATGAAGGCCTGTTGCTTGCTGACTTAGGCGTCATTTGCATTCCGCCTTTCTGTGGAGACATCATCTGCACAACACCTCCAAGAACCATGGACCCGCCAGCCATAAACGCTGCAGATGAAAATGCACCCATTAGGGCCAGAGAACCGCCACCGGTATAGAATGCGGCAACCATGATTACCGCGCCAATGACGATCTGCATCAACCCGCCATTCTTAGATACGGTAGGAATCGGGATCAACCGAATATCCTTGCCGCACTTCATCGTGTCAGTGTCGCTGGGGAGACAGTTAACGCCGTCAACGAAGATGGCAAACTTCATGCGCTGGCCCACATAGCTATTCATGAACTCTCTGAAGCCCGGAACCTGGTATGAAAGCGCACGTATTGCTTCGGGGAATGAGTCAACAGCGAGCTTGTGAAACACCCCAAACCGACGCCCAAGCGAGCCGCTTAACTTAATAGTCTTTACTGATTGCATTTGGTAGATCCTTGTGTCTGCAAACTAAAACTGTCTTTTCCTGATACCAGCCAGAATAGATATCCCGGCGAGAAACACGGTTAGTGTAATGGTGCAGGATCTGGTTGTCGCCAACGTAAATGCCTGAATGATTCCACACATCAGATTGAAGCTGCATGATGATTGTGTCTCCGAACTCTGGAGGCTTTCCTGTTGGCAAGAAACCTTCTTTCTCAAGGTTGTCCTGGTAAAGGTTCTCGCCATTCTTCCACCACTCATAGGGCTTGCGGTAGTCCGGCAATTCTATCCCATGCAGCTTGTGGAAAGCCATTATCATACCCCAGCAATCGTATGATCCTAGCGACCACGGGCGACCAATCAGCGGGATGGTTTCTGGCTGTACTATACGCATGTCACCTTCCGGAATGCTGACGATAACAAAGGGAACCTGCCACTCGTTGCACATGCACTTGTCGTGAGCTGATGGAAGTGTGGTTGCTCCCTCTCCAGGGTGAGAATGAACAAAGGCAATCATCGTGCCGTTATCCTCATGAGTGGCGTCATAGTATTGCTGGTGATCTGGCTCGCCATGCTTTTCCGGCTCCGGGTGAATGTTATCTAACGGGTAATATTTCTGCACCCGTGACTTCTGCATAACCACCCCAAGGGATTCCTGCGGGTAAACCTTCTTGGCGTGCTCAAATATTTTCAACTTAACTTTTGCATTAATCATGATCTATTCCTCACAAGAGATGCCGCCGCGCAACCGCCAAAATCCATCGGCTCTTCACCAAACCGGATCTTGCAGGCGGAAACAACGCCGGGGCAAACGTCAGCGCTTGGATCGCCAACAGGATTATTGTCTTTGTCAAAATAACCATTCTGACCGTTATATGAGCACCCCTTACCTGACTTATACCAGCCGCGCTGCGCCCAATAGCAAACGCTCTGAGTCAGTCTCGCCGGAATCATTAACCCATCCATGTCGTAAGGAGAGGTCAAGTCAAACGTAACCCTCAAGTTATCAGCCATGTTTGGGCGCTCAATGAAATAAACCAGGCGACGATAATCACCTTCTGCAACAGTGCCATCTTCGTTCAAAAGGGACTTAACCAAAATCCAAATTGTAACCTTGGCCTGAGCCATGCCGTTATAACTGCGAACCAGTGCAGCTACTTTGGCGTCCATATTTGAAACGGTAAGTTGCGGCTTGCCCGGCTTTCCATCTCCCGCCATCTGAACACCCTGAATACCGAATGGGCGTGGCCCGAACTCATGACCATTAAAGACGATGTTCTTCGGGGCGAGAGTTCCGGTCTGCTGAGCAGCAATGAGTTCCTCTGGCGAATAGCTGATGTTCTCGCCATGGAAGCGGTAAACCTGAGCGCCGAACTTTGTCCCGTCAATCTCGATGAGCGTAATAATTTCGCCTGGGTATAAATCCTGCAGGCAGTTAACAAACTTAGTGCTCAAATTTGGTGTCATTTCTCTGACTCCTGTTTAATTGGTTTCCAAATGATACACGAAAAAAAGCCAGCATTAAAGCTGGCTCTTTGTTAGTTGATACTGGTGAACTGCTCTGTAAAGGAGCAGGTTAGCTCTTGCAGACCTTTAGCCTTTGGACTTGCCGCAATGCTGTCAGGAACAACAATAAAAATACCCGGCCTGCCGTCTGGAGGTGTCCAGATAAACGGAGTGTCAACATGACTATAAAGGAAGTCGAGAACATCAAGATATTTATCTCCGCCGTAAACTATCTGGAATTGACGTCTGTTTGTTCTCAGCCCGGATGATGCAACCTGTCGATATCCGTTACCCATGCTAATAGATCGCATGTTGTTGGTGACGGTCATCCCGCCACCTCCATTCTGGATCTGTGTGCACCATTTAAAAGTGTCTATTGCCATCTGTTACCCCTTAACGAATTGATAAATGCGTCCACCCTGGCTGCATTCAGTGTTTAGCATGTCTGTTACAATCTGGCGAACACCAGTCTCAAGTCCTTTTGCGCTCTGCTTATCAACGCCACCACCTGATGTTGCAATGGAGATATTGCCAACTGAGATTGCAACGCCGCCACCGCCACCGCTTCCTGACTGGTAAGTTCCGCCAACCGCGCCACCGCTTGCATATCCGCGCATCATCTTATACAGATTTTTCGTGCCGATCCTGCTGGTTGCTTCTTTGGTGAAAACAAACTCACCCTTATGAACAGTACCCGCTGGCTCATACTTTCCACCGGAGCCGGTATATCCGCCACGAGCAAAGCTGAGATTGCTGTAGCTTCCGCCGCTGAATGCATTGTTAGAGCTTCCGGTTGTTGCGCCACCACCCATAAATCCAGCTATCGCATTGAATATTGCCATCTTGATTGTCATCTGGATGATATCAGAGATGATGCTCTTAGCGAAATCACCAAAAGTGGCTTTTCCGGTAGTAACAAAACTTGTCAGCTGTGAAGATAAACCGTTCAGCGCATCCGTGCCAATTTGACCAACGTTCTGATACATGTTGTTGACGCTATCACCCCAATCCTCAAAGGCGTGTGACAATCCTGCCTGCCAATCCTGAGTAGCCTGATCTTGAGTTGCGAAAAACTCACGCAGTGCGTTCTCCTTTTCCTGCAGTCCAAGATCACCAATGCTGCCACCGGCTGCAGTCCAGTCAGTTTGGAGCTTGGCAAGCTGCGCCTGTCTCTCCTGCTCCTTGGTTCCCATTGCCAGAGTTGCATTATATGCCGCCGTCTTTTGGGTCATCTGATCGACATATTTAGTCGAATCATCCTGCAACTTGTTCTTTCTTTCCTGCTGCAGAATCTGATCGCCAATCGCCGCTTTTTGCTTTGAGTAAGCAAGGATTGTTTCTTTGTTTGCCAGCAACTGCTTCTCACTGACCGTGAGGCTTCTTGTTTTTGCAGCCTCCTCAAGAACCTGGAATTTTGCTACGTCATTCCAGTAGGTTTTTTGCTGCTGCGAGATCTGATCATTAACTGACTTGTGATCCTGAAGCACCTTTAACTGAGCCTGCAAGGCAATAATATCAGACTGGTACTGCTCACTGATTTTATCACCCTGATCAACAGTTACCTTTTGAGCTTTTGTTTTTTTAGCCAGCCCCTCAGCTTCTTTATCAACCGCATCCTTGGTCTTTTTACTGTACTTCTCCTGCGCATCCGCTGAGTTTTTCGCTGCAGCCACGTAGCTAAGCTCACCTTTTTTGATTCGCTCATTTCGATCATTGATGGACTTAATCAAATCTTCATTTTGAGATTTGGCGTTTTTAACCACCTCTTCCTGCTGCTTAGCAATGCCATCAAAGAATCCTGAAGTGCCAGGTACTTTGCTTAGCGTTTTTGCTGTGTTAGCAACAAACTCTCCGATGATAATGTCACCCTGGTTGAGCAGGTACTGGATCTGCTCCACTGTTCCTGCAACAACATCTGTAATCAGGTTCAGGGCACCCAGCGTCCTTTCGCCTACTGTGTCCCACGCGTCACTAGCCCACTTTTTAATGTCTTTCCACATCTTTTCAAGAGGGGTTGCATTGTCTGCGATTTTGCTGAGTCTCTGCTCCATTACATCGGAGAAAATTTTTGTCGCCGCAGTTGCTGCAGCTGTTTCACCCTGCGTTTTCTTCAGCTTGTCAATGTAGGTAAGCTGGCCCACGCTGAGGAAGTTGAATTGCGTATTTAGTTCAGCAAGTCCTTTAACCGGGTCCTTGGCGATCTTGTCAAAGTATCCAATGATAGACTCAGACTTTTCACCAGTGACTTCGGCCCACTGAGCTGTGACTGTGGTGATCTGCTTAATCTGATCAATCGTGTACTTTCCTGACTTCGCCAGGCTGGTAGCAATGGCCTGAATGCTTGATGCCGTCGCAGTACTTGATTCAGCGATTGCGGCTGTCATCTGATTAAACTGGCCCACTGTAGCCCCGGCAAAGTTACCACTCAGGACAAGTGCATTCGTCAGATCGTTCTGCTGCTTGTATGCATCATAGGCTGCAAGGCCCATTGCTGCCGTCACTGCCGCCAGAGCACCAAACCCAATTACAACCGGATTTAGATATGAAAGTAGAACCTTGAAAGTATTACCCACGCCGCCAAATGAGTCTTTAATCTGACCTCCCTGCTGGATTGCAATAAGCCACACCGGCATACCGGAAGCCAGAGAGGTTACAACGTCCGTGATCTGAGAGGGTAGGAGGCGCATTGCGTTGCGATACTGACCAGCTGAAATACCTGCAGCATTCATTTGCTTTGACTGAGTTTTAAGCTGCGCGATTAATGGCGCTGCCTGTTCGCTAACACCCAGCTGAGCTGCACGCATTTCAAGAAGCTCATGAGCATTCTTACCCATTGCATCTGCTTGTTGCTGAAGCCCGGCAATAAAGCTCTTGCCCGCGCTAACCGCTTTTTCTTTGCTTGCCGCTTCTGCCGCTGCCGCCTGTCCCTCAGCCGTTAATGCTTTCTGAGTCTGGCGCAAAGCATTTGTCTGGGTTTCGATGACCTCACCCAGGCGGAAAAATTCATCTTCAGGGATGATTCCCTTCTCCCACGCACGGTCAAGAAACTTTGATGCTTCAGCGAGTTTGTTAATCTTTCCGCTAAGTGGATCGATAACGTTAATGACGCCTGAAAGCTCCTGCTTTAACTTGCGCGTTTCCGCCGCCGTCTGCTTCTGCTCCTGACGCAACTGACGCGCCTGAGCATTTGCCAAAGACTCAGCCTGGCCTAACTGCTCGACAGCCTGAGCTGTATCAGTGTTGGCCTGCTTGAACTCCTTTAGAGATTTTGTCGCCTGCTGAACCTGGGATACGTCAACCCCAAGCGTTAGACCTGCTACTTTATCCGCCATTTTCATGATCTCCAGATGTAAAAAAAGCGCCCGGAGGCGCTTACTTGCGGATAATTGCGAGAGCTTGTTGCTCCATTATCCTCAAATCGTTAAAGGCTGTTTCCTCACACTCTATTCTATAGATTTTGGCGACTGTGTGGAAGCTATTATAATTTATGCCGCATGGCATGCCATTCGGTGAATAGTTCCACTGTGTAGACATTGCCAAAAACATTTCCCACGACTCGATCATGTCGCTAAAAAACTCAACCTCCTCCTGCTGCTCATCATCATCATAATCAGCCCGAGAAAGGCCAACCTGAGATAACTCCTCATCAGTCGGAGGTTTGCGATATAGAAGGGAAACAGCCCTTTTTAGTTTTTTGCCCGGACGCCTGCCAGCGCATTCATATATGCGCGGGTGAATTCGATCACCATGCCAGGGAAGAAATCAACCGCCTCTTTCACGTTATCGGCATTGAACTCCTCTTCAAGATCCCAGCCGGTTGCGATGTTCATGACAAAAGCCTCATCGCTTGGCTTCTCATTTTCATTTGCAGAGAAAAGAGCGCCAATTTCTTTCGCACGCTTGTGCTTGACGGTGAAAACAACACGCGCCTGCTCACCATTGGGCATATTGAAATCGATAGGAAGTTTGAAGTCATCAACTGGTTTGAGTTTAAACTTGGCCATTTTGTATTGCTCCTGAGTGGTTAATTGCTATTTGTCCGTGTGATGATACACGAAAAAAAAGGAGGCGCAAGCCCCCTTTAAATTACGCAGCGTCTGAACCGGCAGCGGCTACTGAAATGAATTTACCTTTCAGTGCAACCGCCAGACTTACGGTTTCCATTTCGTTCATGGTTGTCTGAGGAATGTCGTTGAATGACATAACGCCAGAATACATGCGCATTTCTTTAGCCTTTGGTACGTACATGCGCAATCCGCGAACCTCGCCGCCATCATCTGCAGCACGCAAGACAGGGTAAAGCAAGCTGTCATACTCGTGAGCAAAGGTGTAGGTCAGAGAAACGGCAGACTTGAAAGTGGGCAACTGCTGCTCACGGTCATCAGCCAGACACTGATAGTTGTAATACTGCTGCTCGCCGCCGTCCTGAGCCAGATCCTGAACGCACGGGATTTCAACCCAAGCATTCAAGGGCACAATTGTTGCCGTGCCGCCTGCCGGGAACTGGTTCTGATCGCTAGTGTCAAAAGACTCGACGGTAATGGTGGTGTCCGTTACCGCCTTAACCCGCAATTGCAGGTCAGCCATTTTTCCCCAGGATGCGTAAGTTACTAGGATGTAATCACCAGCAACAAGATCACCAGAATCGGCGACAGTAAAGACTGGATCTTTTGCGTTAGAAATAGCAGTGACTGCAATCTCCGCGCCACGACCAGACTCCACGAAAATTTGCGCTCCATTTGGAAGATGCATTTTTAAACCCTCATTTTTTGCGACTCTGCGCGAACTGTAAAACGGACTGGAATTGACCACCCGCTATCATGTTTGACTACCTGCTCAACTGAGCCAGCATCAACAATATAACCAACCTCGACGGGATTTAACCCATCACTATCGGTGACGGTAAGCATTATACCATCAATAGCACGATTTGCTACATCGTCAGCAATCTTTCTTCCTGCCATAACTCCAGAGCCAGGAGAAATGATAACTGATACCTGCACGATCCCAAGGTAAACCCGGCAAAGGCGGTCAAGTGATACGGTCATCGTGCTGGCTTCAATGTAATCAAATTTCAGGTACGGGCTACCGTCAGCTGGCGGAGTGAATTCAGCATTCTCTGTCATGATTGAGTAGGTGTTGCCAAACCATTTAAAAACGGCCTCCTGAGATGCCTGGTATAGGTCAAAATGCATTACTTGCTCCTTGCCTCGCGCACTGCGAAAGCAAAATAATAGCGAAGCCTCACGGCAACAATACCCAGCACACCAGCTGGTGCCTGCTGAGAATAACCATGCTCAAGCGCATTGGCATAAACAAGCATGTTTGAAAAGTAGATAGAAGTTATTCCAACGCCGCGAGTGTTAACATAAGTGCTCAGAGCACGCCTGCCAGCGTTAATGGTAGCGCCACCCTGCTTATCATATTCATTGAGGGCGTAAAGCGCTGGCTCATTGAAAGTTATCTGCCAGTTGCCACGGAATCGGCCCGTATCGACAGGAGAGAGCATAACCAGATCTCGAATAACCTGCTCGCATGAAACCTCCACAATCTCGAAAAGGTTATTCTCCGCCGCCTCTATCCACTCATCAATGTCAGCCTTGAATTTCCTGATTGTGTAGTTAGCCACTTACTGCGATCCTTCTGAGTATCGGCCTGTAAGCAACAACCGTTCCAGTTGGCTTTATTGGCCTTGCGTTTGTTACCGTGTAGTATTCATCATCAACGATGATTCGCATGCCCTTGGTAATCTCCTGGTCTGCGTTGAATATCCCGCGCTTATCCCCTGCCAGAATTGACTCTCCATTAATGTCCCTGTCCTTAACGTCACGGACGAGTCCTTTTACAGTGCCGCGTTGCTCCTGAATGGTAACTTCCTTTCCATTTACGACTTTAACGCCGCCACCGCTGATGATAATTACATACTCACCATCACCATCTGAGAAGAAGTTGATCCCCGCCGAAGCCATTTCCTGAATTTCTGAATAGTTCACTTAACACCCCCGACTTGCTGCCGTTATCAATCCGAACCCGCCACCCTTTCTTTTGTTGAGCAGGTCAAACATCTTGCCCCACGGAGTAGCGCGAATTGATGTGGTGTCACCGCTCAGAGTGGCGAAGGTTTGCGAAAACTCACCCGACAAGCTGAAGCTGGCCAGCCTGCGAGAGTAATCTCCCACGCTCTCTTTCTCACCTTTTGCAGCGCCATCAAGCGTCATTAGGTGCAGCGTGTAAAGGGCTAAAGCGCGATCATATTGATCACCGAACCTGCCCTCACAGATGAAAATCTTTGCCATCTCTACCCAAGCATCAATATTCTCATCCGGCATCTTTTTGAATGGTGGCGCTATGCCACGGATGATTGCTATGACTGAATCATTCATGATAATTCTCCAATAAAAAAGGGACGCAATATGCGTCCCTTAATACTACTTAAACTCGCCGCCGCTTTCCAGCTGTTCCGTAGTTTTACCTTCGTTTGGGTCAGGCTTGGCGTTAGCGCGATGCTTTTCGATGATCTGTTGCGTTTTTGTTTCGTTATCCTTTAATGCCAGGATTTTTGCAGCAAACAGGTATGTAACGCCTTTTGATTTCAGCTCTTGATCAGTAAGCTCGAATTCACTGCCGTGTGAATATTTTTCACCTTTGAGCTTGACTAGGCACGCTCCAATAACTTTAACCGTATTGGTTTTTGGCAAGGTAACTTCCTGCTCGTTAGCAGCGTTGTTCTCAGTGGTGTTTTCTTTATTGGTCTTGGTAGCCATGATATTTAACCTCTTTTGGGATTGAAAAAAGCCTCACAATTAAGTGAGGCTCATCTTATTACACGCCGGTCAGTAATGCAATCGTCAGGGGACGATAAATCAGCAGGCCGGTAGCCTTAGAGGTGCAAGGCACCTTGAAATGCAGGTCTTTAGGCTGCATCGGAAGCATGTTAAACACCTCCGGGATCTCAATTGACATGTTGAGAGGGTTTTTCTCATATGCCAGCACCGATTTTGTTCCTGCACCGTCGATATCTTCCAGCTCAGCGATTGAGCTAATGGTGATGCCAGCATTCTGGGACTGGAAGTACTGCAGGTATGACTGAGTTGTTTCAGGCATGCGCTTAGCCAGCAGGCGACGCTTGGACGGCGGAATGACAATGTCAGTCACTCGGTTCTGGCCGTTGGTCAGAGTTTCGATCTGCTCAATCAGATCCTCCAGCTCGTCGTTTGCAACTTCAGCATCAGCTCCCCAGCCAGCCGAAACGATACGAGTAACGTTAGGGTGATTGAAAACGCTCAGGATGTTATGAGGCGCTGAACCTTTAAACACCAGGCGGTTAACCAGGGTTTCGTGACCTTCGCGGGCCAGAGACGCCTTGCGATCAGACAGTGAGCTGCCCATTGCTGCGCCGGTTGCAATCTCATCTTTGGAAATCAACCATGCGTTACCCATGCGATGAACGCGACCGAAAGCAGGCGTTGACATTGCCTCAACGGTTGGCAGATCGTCAGTGTAATCGGCGATGATTTTCGCAGAGGTTACGCCGTCAAAGGTGCGATACTCAAAGAGGTTAGTGGTTGGGCTAAGCTCGGTAGTTACCGGGAAAAGCGCCAACGCTGACGTTTGCGGGTACATCGCCTCGTACTGGCGGTTTAGAACCTGCTTCATCTGCTCAACAGTCCAAGCGCCAACAGCGTCAACTTTGTCATGAGCGACACCCATCTTGCGAAGTCCAGCAGTAATGTCGTTCTGCTCGAATGAATCTAATTTCATCGTCATTTTATTTAATCCTTATGGAATGGTGATTTGTTAACACGCGCTCATGATAGCATTTTTTGTTAAGCAATCAACATAAATTTATGCATAAAAAAAGGAGGCCGAAGCCCCCTTTCTAATTACGCCGGAACTGGCGCGTTCTGCAGCACCTGAATCTTCACCAGCTTGTAAGCCGGGTTAGAAGATGGCAGCACTTCGCCTGTGAACTTCCAGCCGGTATCGACTGCACCGCCATTTTCGACAATGCCATCAGCATTGAAGCTAACCGGCAAACCGTATGCGGCCTGAGCATCAGTCAGTGCAGCAAGGGCGAGAACCCACACGCGGCCATGAGTCATAACGTTAACTGCTCGGCCCGGCTCATATTCACCGCCCGGAGAGTATACGCTTGACATGATACCGATACCCAGCGGAGTCGAGTTCGCTGGTGCGCCAGCCGCCACGACTTTGTGACCGTCAATTGGCTGAACGGAAAGAACAGATACCAGCACGCCAATCTGCAAGTTTGCGGTTGCATTCGGGTTGTGTGCGCAAGTGCCGTCGATGTTATAAAGAGAAGTATCAGCAATCTGACCTGCGTAGGCTTGTGCGCGATTGACTGTGTACGTTGCGTTAATAAGTGCCATTTTTAATGCTCCTGTTTATTTTGATTTGGGGCGATTGACAATCACCCCTGAACGGTATTACTTGCGGAATCGCATTTGCGGATCGGTGATGCCAGAGTCTGCGCTGTCGTCCTTCGCATTTGCTGGCTTGCCACCCATGACTTGCAGGCGATTAGCGCCTAACTTGTCAGAGGTTTTTACCATATCAAAGGCGGTGTCGATATAGGCATCAGTCTTAGCTGATGCATCAACGCCGGATGCTTGCTTGATGCATGCAATTTTAATCTGCTTAGCGTCAAGTCCATCAGTTTTTACACCCAGCTCGCCAGCGAAGTTTACCAGCTCAACATGCTCAGCAGCATCAGCCTTTGCTTTCTGAACTGCAGTGTTCACTGCGGCATCAAGCTGAGCCGGGAAACCATCTACCTTTGCCTTGAGCTGATCGCGCTCTGCTGCGGTAGTTTGCGCTTCTGCTGAGATAGTAGCAACGTGCGCCGCAACTTCTGGAGTCACTTCTACGTCCACACCATCAATTTTGATAGTTTTCATTTTTGAATCACCCTTTGCGTTTGTTTTAGATACGGCTGAATGATAAGGGAACTCCTGCTCACTGTCTAGGTTTAATTTAGCAATTCCAGCCCGACCCTTGAATACCATTGCAACATGATTTACTTCAATGTCAGTCTGAACCGCATCAAACCTTACCCAATTTCCGCTCTCGTCCGGCGCTGGCGGATAATTTTCAGCAGAATCAGACTTATCACCAGGTGCGTCTTTATCAAGAAGGTAATCACCAGTCACCTCGTTGCCCCAGCCAGACTCTTCAATGTCCACTGACGAGTAACCGACTGACAGCTCGGCTGCGATCTTTTTCTTCGCCTTACTGATTGAATCGTCATCATAAACGACAACCGGCACGCCAACACCAATTCCATCACGAACACCTGGGCCAGCGCAGGCACCAACAATGTTACCTTTGGCGTTCTTTGAGTTTACAGTTTTATGCCCTAGCGTAATCGGCTTACCCTGGTAAGAGGCAAGAGAGTCAGCCTTGAATACCTCAGCTGCAGGTCGGAACTCTCTACGCTCACCACCTGTTGCCGTCTGATAAACCTGCAAGCCGATTCGAGCAACCAGGGGTGTGTCAATCAAAAACCCGTTGTCATCAAATCGGGCTTTCACGCGTGCCGTGTCAAATCTTTGTACCTTCTTCATTTTATCACCTGTATCTGGTTTTCCAGTCTGGTATGGCCCAGCACCGGCAGTTATATTCTTCGCCAGGGAAAGGAAACTGATCTGGCGTCCTTGATTTGTTCTGTAAAGCAATATGCGACTCTCGCTCTCTATCATCCATCTTTCCGCGCCAGATGTACCGGGAAACGTTGGCATCTTTGAGCCTCTGACGCATCAGGCGGGAATTGAACGTGCTAACTATACCAGAGGCCCGATTTGCAGACCAGCTCTTATAGGTTGAGTAGCGGCCCTTCAATATGTCGCTAACCTGAATATCATCTGACTCTCTTGCTACCGCCAGGCGAACCTGCGTTGACCAGTCAGCGACGATATCCCTTGCAATCTTTATCATGGAGTTCTGGCTTGTGGTTTGCCACATCTTCAGATCCTCATAGAGCCACGGCTCGGAGCCGGTAGCGCCAGTCTGATTCAGAAGTGCAACCGATGGGTTATCAGCGCCACCAGTAGAAAGAGCCATCAGCAAAAACTGCTGAGTGTTGAACTTGTAGATTGCAAATCCAAGACTTGATAATGAAGCAACCAGCGCAAGGAATATTGCGATCACCTCCGCCTCGCTTTCATCTTCCTGAGACTGAATCTCATCATCAGTTGCGTCAAATTTTAGCTTTGCGGTGTTGCGCTTTAAAACCTCAATGGCATCCTCAGTAGCCTTGATCATGGAGCGGGACAAAGCCCGCTCGCTCGCTTCCGGGAATCGCCAGGGTTTAATCGTTCCCCTGATTTTCATTACCCTCACCCTCGCCTGTTGGATTCTGATTTTTCTGTGAGTCATTCAGCTGTTGCTTTGCTGCTTCCACGTCCTCACGCGTTGGCAGTGGTCCGGGTTTTTTCTTGAGCTTAACGCCAAGATTCATTGAATCAAGGGTGTCGCGAGACTCCTCAACATCAATTGTCTGGTTATCGATCAGCTGAGTCAGGGTCTCCGCAACAGACTTAAGCACGGCTGCTTTCTCCGTATCCGATGGAATAGACAGCGGTTCAAACTCAATGTCCCACTCCTGCTCATCGATCACAAAGGGAATCAAGAACTCAAGAATGGGGTGAAGGTTGTCTTTTCGCTCGCGATCAATCAGCTTGTAGAAAGTCTGCAGAGCCGTATTCTGGCTTGCGCTAACCCCGCCCGTATTTTTGTTTTTCAGGATGATTTCATGAATACCCGAAAGCTCAACAATACGATCCATCTTTGTCGATAAAAACTCAGGGATGCCAGAAACATCACCCTGAAGAATGTCATACTCCTCATCGTCTGCATCAATGCCGATTGGCTTATCAATGCCAGCATTGTCAGTTACCTGAGCCAGGCGAAGTCTTGCCGCATATTCACCTTCTGTGTCATCACACAGCGCCGCAAGCCCCTTGGCTTTCCACACTGCCTGCTGTTTGCGCTTCAACACCTGAGTTGCAAGTCGATGACACTCTGAGTAATCAAGGATGGCGTGAACCAGGGATGATGACAATACGCTGGCCCCTCCACTGTCTCGCGTCATAAGGCTATTCGGGAGCCTGCGACCCTCCTGGACATAAAAGCGAGTGTAGTGGACTTTGAACTCATTGCCCTGGTGAGGCGTAACCCGGTAAAACTTTGGCAAGCCAAACCTCACGTTGCGCTGATTGGTTTCGTGTGAATCAACCTTGAACTCTGCCTTTTCGTAAATCCTGACATATTCCAGCTTACCTCCGCCCACCGCAGGTGAGGTTAAGGAACGGCCATCGTTAATCATCAGCAGCATTCCCGAGCGCCCAGAAAGGCGAGACCAGCAAAGCAAATCTACGATTGACTGATCAAGTTTAAGCCCTGTCCACATTGAACGGAATGCGCTGTCATCTTCAATGCCGTTAATCTTGAATCCCGGAGCTACCATTTCCTCCGGCACAACATCTACGATTCGTCTCGCGATCTCGTTGTTGGCGTAAAGATTTTCAACGCCCTTATTGCTGCTCAATTCAAACCCGCCAGCGCTTACGTGATTCGCTGTCATGTCAGGCCCGAAAAGATTGGTATAACCATCTGACTTAATGTTTTTCATTTTGCCACTCCAAATAAAAAAGGCTGGAATTATCCAGCCTTGATTGTATCAGCATTACTTTAAACCAGCCAGCTTCTTCATTCTTGAAACCGGATCATCAGCGATGTTCAACTCAATGTTTACAGCGTCAAGGGTGTTATCAACAATGTCATCATTTTTATGCGAATCATCGTATGTAAACGCCGCGTGCTCAGCAACGAATTCAGCAATCATTGGGTGGTTATCTGGAAGATAAACCCTTCCAGCCTTGATTACTGGTTGCGCATCCATTGCCCTTGTTGTTTTGTCCTTGTCGCGCTGAACAGGTGTTATATTGACCGGGGTTTTCTTTGCCAGATCCTGTATCAAGCCCGTTCCGCTGGCCTTATCTTCCACGTAAATTTTCCTCAGAGTTCCTTTGGCCTTATTGTCTCTCCAGCTCTGATTTATGAAAGCCTCGAAATTGGTTCTCAAGTCTGGAGCTTCCCACTTCCCTCGCACCCCGTCAATGAAGTAGATCTTATCTCCAACCCGGCCCCAAAGGACAAACACAGAGTAGTCGTTAATCTCCTTCGTTTTCTGAGCGGTATCCGCAGTGATAAAGCGGTAATCGAATTTGTCAGGTGCAAACTCCATGCACTTATCAGATTCTCCATAATAACGCCACCAATCCGTGTTGAATACGTTGCCGCCAAGCGCAAACGGAGCTTGCTGGTACTGCGACATAAACGTATATGGATCGGCTTCCTTCAGCTTAACAAGATCATGTATTGACTCTTTGGAGGGCCAGAATGAGTAATGCTTTACGCCATCAACTTCCACAAACTCAGACGACAAAACATCACGCTCAAAGTGAGGTTTTAACCAGTCAGGAAGAGTGTCCATGTATTCACGCGTAACCATGGCCGGGATTGATATCTGGTCAAACTGAATACCCATGCCGCCATTCATCATAAACCAGGTTGAATCCTGAGTGTGCAGGCGCTGCTGTATGGCGATAACCGGAGTGCTGTCCCTCATGCGTCGTGATCGGATGGTGTTCTTCAAAAGCATGTGCGTTTTCTCGCGCTTTACCTTTGAGAGCATATCATCAGGTTTATCGATATCGTCCAGCATCACCATCCCGGAGAACTCCTCCGTCATGTACCCGCCACGCGAACCCGTAACCTGACCTCCCGCCGCTTTTGAGATTATCTCGGCCCATGGTTTGCCGTTCTTGTTGAGGATCTTGATCTCATCATCTTTCGCTGTGGCAAATTTGCTAGGCCATAACTCCTGCCACTCTCCAGATGAGATGATTTCCCTGATTCGCTTTGAGTTACGCTTAACGAGACTGTCAGCAAATGAAAGGTTGAGATTCCTTACTTTTGGCAGTTTTATCTTGGCGTATGGCGGAAGATGGATTGAGAATATCTCAGTCTTACCGGAGCCGGGTGTGACGTTAAAGATCGTATCCTTCCTGCGTCCAGCAATGATTTCCTCAACCTCATGGCAAAGGTAAAGATGATGCCAGTTTGGCTGAAACTTCTGAGCCTGAATCAGCTCAAACCAAATCCTGATCATCTTCTCAAAAGAGGCCTCACTCAGCCCCTTAATTGCCAGCTTTTCAGCTGGCGTAAGGTTTTCCCATATCAGCATTTTAATCCCCTAAAGCGCCCAGCACGGAGCTTACAGCATCGGCTAAATCTTCTTTGCTTACTGCATTCTCGTCGCCATTGTTGACGGTGATTGATGTGCCCTTGTCAATTTCCAGATCTTTAGCGAGGAAGTTAGCATTTGCCGTGTTGGTTGCTGCCATCTGATATTTCTGCTCGTAAATTACGTTATCGACAAATTCAATCACTTCTTTGTATCCATCCTCTTTTCTCCAGCGCTGCAGGCATGCCGGGCTTAGGCAGGCAAAAAGCAGGAACCCTTTGATGGTAAAGATACGAGCCTTGTGAGTCTTGCTCTCGTAAACATCACCCTGAAAAGATGCGGTCTCGACTGTTTTTAGCGAGTTAGATTCTGCCCAACTGAAATAACTCACAGCCAGGTCAAATACTTGCTCTGGCGTAAGCTCGCGGTTTTTACCAACCCTGGCGATATCACCATATCTTTTGTTGTACAGAGCTTTAAAGCTACCCTGCTCAATATGCTCCTTGGCCGTTGGACCTTTGTTCGATGCCATGGTTAATACTCCTTTGTTAATGTTGGCGTGAGTATAGCAAAATTCAGACGTAAAAAAACCCGCCGAAGCGGGTTTAGTTTATTGCGTGTAGTGAACAGATTCACATGGCGATTTTGGGTCAGATGTTCGCAATCGATCAGCAACGTTTGCTGCGATAGAGAGAAGGTTTCCGGTAATCACCCAGCGACCTTTTGATTTGCTGTAGGTTGCAAGAACCGCCTTTCCTTTCTTTGCCTGGACAAGCAACGCGCCAGCACATAAAACCAGGGTTGCGAATACACCCAAGCCAAACGCAAAAACAGAAAGTAGAATGATAAGCAAAGCATTCATTTTAAACCTCGCGGATATAGTTGATTGAAATCTGGTGAGTGTCCAGATCGACATTTAACTTCTGCTTCATCAGAGCAATTGCACCCTCTGCCGTTTCGGCATGATACTTACCGTTTGCTCGTTGAATACAGGTCGGGCACTTCCTGCCCATTTTTCTTACCGTTACTTTAATATCAAACAGTTTCACTTTTTGACTCCTGAATATGTGCCGGTTACGGAATCCGGCGAGGTTTCACAATCCTCCGATTTGTTTTTCGCGACTTGATGTGCCGCTATCGGTTCATTCGACCTTTGCCGCCCGACGATTTGAATATTATTGCATGGTGGTTGTTATTGCAAGTGCATTTGCTCTGACCGGTTATTATTCGTACTCGCCTGAATCATGACCAAACCTGTCGTTGACGCTTCCAATCAACCACTGAAAGGTTAATCTTGGCATCAGGGTTGCCACATTCTTGTAATGCTTGTCAATGCATGGCTTGGCAAGCTCATGGTAAGCCTTTGCGCGCTGGCGAGCGCTTTTGCCAGATGCGTTTATCTGCTCTTGCAAGTCATCACTGCATCGACGAGCTGCCTGCTTGCATAGGTTGTAATGAGCCTCGCTAAGTCCAAACATTTATAACCCCTTCTGATTCCAGTCTTGAGCAAGCTGCCAATAATCTGCAACAGCATTTAGATCGCCTTTAGCCTGAGCATCCAGCATTTTACGAAAGCACCACTCAGAGCACACGGCTTTCCCCCTTGCGGATAACCTCTTTCACCTCAACCACCTCAAGGCGACCACCGCACAAATCAAGAGCCATCATAGCGCGTCGCTCATCAGTGTACATGTGGCTTACCGTCCGTTTACCCTTTCCAGAAGCAACCTTGAAGATGTGAATCCACTTAGTCATTTACCACCTCAAATTCTCCAGCGTCAAGGTAGATAAAACCCTCCCAAAGTGCGCGGTCAAAGTCCGAATTTTCAACAACCGCGTCACCATCAGAAAACAATTCTGCCAACACAATGTCGCCAGCAGCGAAGCCAC